CTCACCGACGGCTGGTCCGGTTGGTGGTCTAAATTGGAACTTTTTAAAATACCGGGACCAGTCATTTATTTTGACTTGGATACTATTATAATAAATAATTTAGATTCTATAGTAGAAAAAATGTTAGTCCCCGAATTCTGTATATTACGAGATGTTTTCATCGGGAAGAAAGACCCACACTCAATGCAATCAAGTGTGATGTCGTGGCGTGGAGATATGAGTGAGTTATATAAAACATTTCTGGAGTCTCCCGAGAAATATATTAAATTATACAAAGGAGACCAAGATTTTATATATGCACAACTTGGGAAAACCAGAGCTGCGTATTATCAAGATATATTGCCAAACAATATTATGAGTTATAAAGCACATCTCAGAGGTAAACCAATACCACCGGAAACTAAAATAGTGATATTTCACGGATTACCCAGACCATGGCAACAAACTCAAATTCCTTATGATAATATTAAAAAATAATTGGTGGGTTCCTGAAATAGATACACACTGCTTTCAGGCGGTGTTAAAAGAAGTCGAGGCCGTCGATGAACTCGCCAACCTTTGCAAGACCAAGCGGGTGTGTATCCAAGCGGGAGGAAATCTCGGAATTTGGCCAAAAAAGCTATCTACTATATTCGACTCGGTGTACACATTTGAACCCGACTTGGAAAATTGGCAAGCCCTTGAAAAAAATTTGGTCGGTATAAATAATATACATGCAAAAAATTGCGCGCTTGGAGCAATTCCGGGAAAAGTATCAATAGATAGACTGAAACCGAATAATGTTGGAGCGCACCAAGTTAAAGATGGGGCGGACACAGAAAGAATAACTATAGATAGTTTAAATTTGTCCGAAGTTAGTCTTATACAACTGGACGTGGAGGGAAGTGAACATGATGCGATATTGGGAGCAAAAGCTACTTTATTGCGAAGTAATCCTATTGTTGTATTGGAGTTAAAGGGGTTGGGAAAGCGGTATGGACATTCCGACGCAAATACGGTAAAACTGCTCGGAGAGTTGGGATTTTCTCATATAAAAACCATCAAGCGCGACTGGGTATTTTCGAAACTTTCTTGACATCTAATAAAAATTATCTAAGATGGGTATATGAAACCCAATTTATTTGTTATGGTAGGAATTAGCGGCTCTGGAAAGAGCACCTATTCCAACAAGTTGAAGACCGACTTTTCAGCCGAACTGGTCGAGACCGATGCAATTCGCGTGGAATTGAGCGGAGATGCACAAGACCAGACCCAAAATGGTCGAGTATTTTCCGTTGCCAAGGACCGCGTCGCGAAGTATTTGGCGGAGGGAAAGAATGTTATTATCGACGCGACCAGTCTGTCTATCAAGGACCGTAAGGATTGGGTCGAGATTGGCAAAGCCAACTCGGCGCTCATCAATGCTTATTTTGTAGATACGCCAGTCAATGTCGCTAAACAGAGAAATTCTTCTCGTTTGCGCCAAGTTCCGGAGTGGGTTATCGACAAGCAAGCATCTAAGCTACACGCCCCGACTCGTTCTGAGGGATTTGATGCGGTTTCCGTGGTATAACACCGAGTCAAACTGTTCCAATATGTACCAAGCTATTTACTGCGAGCACAAGACCGGCATTGTTCATCTATGGGACGATATAAATGGATATGTAAATTTTAAACACAAGCCATACGCATATAAACGTTCCCAAAATGGGAAGTATATGTCGATTTATGGCGATAAGCTAGACCGGGTAGAGAAGTATAATTTCAAAGACCCATCATTATTTGAATCCGACGTTCCGTGGGATACCCGCGTTCTGATTGATGCGTACACCGACAGTGATGAAATGAGCATAAATCACCGGATTGCAATTTTGGACATTGAAACGGATTCCACCGGAGGATATCCCAACATAGAAATTCCGGAGCAAAAAATCACCGCTATTGCATTGAGGGATGATGCGAACGACAAGTATTACTGTCTTGTTTTGGACGAGGAAAACGTTGTGGCGGACGAAGTGACCGGAAATATTAATATTTTAGGATATCGAACTGAGCAGTCACTGTTGACGGAGTTTCTTAAGAGATGGCGCAGCGTGAACCCGACGATTGCCACTGGGTGGAATACTGATGGATTTGACTTCATGTATCTATCGGCTCGATTGGACGCCGTGTTAGGAGATGGCGCAAAAAATGGTTTATCTCCTATCAATGTTTGCTATTTCAATAAATATAAAGACAAGATGACGATTGCCGGAGTCAATTGTCTGGATTATCTTGTTCTATATAAAAAGTATAGCGGAAAGAACCTACCAAACTATCGACTAGATACCGTCGCAAAAGAGGAGTTGAAAGAGGGAAAGATTGTGTATCAAGGGTCGCTTGATAGCTTAAAACGCACAGACATTAAAAAATTCATCGAGTATAATTTACACGACGTTGTGTTAATCAAACGACTGAATGATTCTCTCCAATTTATTGAATTGGCGATGTCGATTTGTCACGTATGTCACGTGGGTTATGAAGAGTTTCATGTGTCGTCCAAATTCTTGGAAGGCGCGTTGCTAACGTATCTTAGGAGAAAGCATTTGGTTGCACCAAACAAACGACCAAAGTCCGAAGAAGATATAGACGATTTAGCAATTTCCGACGGAGATGATGATGACGACGACGTTGGATTTGAGGGTGCTTATGTAAAAGACCCAATCCCCGGTAGATACGATTGGATTTGTAGCGCGGACATCAATTCGCTGTATCCATCGGTTATTATGAGTTTGAATATTTCGCCCGAGACAAAGCTGGATGTTATAGCCGAGTGGAGTCCTGAGAAATTAATCAAGAAGTCTGCCGATACAATTCAATTTGCCGGTGACCCATATACATACGCACAGTTCTCGGAAATTGTGACGGAGAACAATCTATCTGTGAGTTCAAACGGCGTAGTTTACGATCAAAACAAGCTCGGTTGTATTCCCGATATTTTGAAAACGTGGTTCGCCGAACGTCTGGAGTTTAAAACCAAGATGAAAGACGCGAGCAATCGCATGAAGAAAAGTAATTCACCGGAGGATAAGGCTGACTACGTTTTCTGGAAGAGGCGACAACACGTGCAGAAGATTCTGTTGAATTCTCTGTATGGTGTATTGGGATTGTCTGTGTTTAGATTTTACGACTTAGACAATGCCGCCGCAGTTACATTAACTGGGCAAGATATCATTAAAACTTCGGCGAAGTACGTAAATGGTAAATTCAATAAACGTTGCAATAGTACAGACAAGGACTATGTAGTTTACATTGATACCGACTCATTGTACTTGGACATAAACTCGCTGGCAATACATGACAAAATTGTGGACATTAAACCGTACGCAATTAAAACTATCAAAGAAGTTGAGGCGGATTTAAATAATTTTTACGTCGTCATGATGTTGAGAATGTTCAACTCGACCGACAATCGAATCAAAATCGCCGCCGATGTTGTGGCACAGTCCGCTTTCTGGGTTGTTAAAAAGCGTTATGCCATGCATAAAGTGTATAACATGGAAGAAAGCAAAGACATGGACGACATTGAAATCAAGGGACTAGACGTTGTTAGGTCGTCTTATCCGAGGAAATTCCGAGATTTCATGAGTTCTGTATTGTCCGATATTCTCAAAGGTACTACTAATTTGGCTCTAAACACTAAGGTATTGGAGTTCAAGCGAACAATGCCATCATTCAATTTAGAGGACGTGGCAAAAAATACATCCGTTAGATTCATCTCAAATACTGCCGCTAAGACAAACTTTAATCCACCAAGCCGGGAGCCATTCCAGTTTGTGTATGGGGCCACGGCACAATGTAAAGCTTCACTTGCATATAACGACATGTTGAAGAATTATAATGAGGGTGGAACCGAGCCGATATTGAGCGGAGGAAAAATCAAGTGGGTTTATCTCAGAGACAATCCATTTGGGTTGAATGGTATGGCGTTCAAAGATGACGGAAAAGACCCACAAGTAATAATGGATTTTATTTTGACATACATCGACCGAGAAGCTATATGGAACTCGGAATTGGAAAAGAAATTGAAAGCATTCTACGAAGCATTGCGTTGGGATTTTTATTGCGACGAAATTGAGGCCGTTCAACAATTTTTCACATTTGACGATTAACGTTGACAAACGTTCTTGGAAATGTAACATCGAACAATATTTATTATGCAAAAAAGCAGCCTACTACGTTTTATTGAGCTATATAATCTATCCGGCACGGTAGAAAAAGTTAAGTTGGTTTCTGACGGAACCAACCTAAAAGCTAAAATTGTGACCGACGATAAAAGTTTGGCCGGATGCATCGAATACAAAAATTTACCAATCGAGGCCGGGGAATATGCAGTCCATGATACTGCACAACTCAAAAAGATGCTGAGTATTTTCGATGACACATTGAATATCGGAATCGACAAGGTAAACGGAAGAAATGTAAGTTTTTCTTTTAAGGACAAGACAGCAGAATCTTTGTATATGTTGGCCGATTTGTCGGTTATCCCCAGAACAGTGAGTGTTCCAAACACCATTGTATTCGACTTGGAACTTGCACTGGATGATAGTTTTATGGAAAGATTCATTCGGGCTAAGTCCGCGCTGTTGGAGGCCGAAACATTCACCATAATGATGAATGACAAGGGAGCGGTCGAAGTAATCGTTGGACACAGTAACATCAATAGCAATAGGATTAAGTTGGTGGCAACACCAGTCGGAGTGCCCGCTCCCAAGAAGGATATCACCTTTAATGCCAACTATTTCAAGGATATTTTGTTAAGAAACCGTGGAACGCCAAGTGTATTGAAAATCAACACCGACGGAATCGGACACGTGAATTTCACGTGCGCAGATTATGTTGCCGATTACTATTTGTTAAAGACCGCGATTAAATAATATGAGTTTTATAGAAATAGACGAAACTGCACAATCTCCAGTAGCACATACTCTCTGGGTGGAGAAGTATAGACCTATTGGACTTGACCAATATGTTGGAAACGACACACTAAAAGCAAAAATAAAACAATATATCGCGAATAATGATATTCCACATCTGTTGTTTTATGGAAGTGCGGGAACAGGCAAGACGACATTAGCAAAACTAATTGCTAGCAGCATCAAATGTGATGTAATGTATATCAACGCATCGGATGAAAATGGAATCGAGACGGTTCGCGTAAAAATCAAGAATTTCGCGTCTACAATTGGATTCAACAATTTGAAGATTATTATATTGGATGAGGCCGACTATTTTACTCCAGCCGGTCAAGCTGGTTTGCGTAATACGATGGAAACTTTCAGTGAACATACTAGGTTTATATTAACCGCAAACCATCACGAGAGAATAGTTGACCCGATTATTTCTCGCTGCCAACTATTCTCAATTACTCCACCGTCGAAAAACGAAGTGGCGATGACGCTATTAAGAATATTGACCGCAGAAAATGTGAAGTTCGAGAAAAAGGACATCGCGTTAATCGTTCAATCTCATTACCCAGATATCCGGGCGGTGATAAACACAGCCCAGCGGAATGTGATTAGCGGCGAATTGAAAGTGGCAACGGAGGATGTTGCGCAGGGCGACCTTAAAACGAAGCTACTGGCACACTTGATGAATAAAGATACGAAACGGGCGTTCACGGACATTCGGCAATTGATGGCGAATAATTCAATCAAAAGTTATTCCGATTTTTATACATATATGTACGAACAAGTTGAAGTATATGCACCCGAGAATGTCGTGGAAGTTGTTGTTATTCTGGCCGACAGCCAGTTCCAAGACGCACAGGTTGTAGACAAGGAAATTTGTTTCGCCGCGTGTATCAGCAAAGTTTTAAATTCAACCAAATAAAATTATGTATTCAGCAGTATTATTAGACGAAAAATCTCAACTTGCTCTATCAGCATGGGCAGATAAAAATATCAAAATCAATGGCGTTAGATTACCCATTGTTGTTCGTGACAATGGTTGGAAAATGATTTGTCATCATATGACAATAAAGTTTGGCGGCACTCCCGAGTTTGTTAAACAATATCTTGGCACAGAACAAAACCTTGAAATCACTCATTATGGAATGAGTGACAAGGCTGTTGCTGTGCGTGTTGTTGGTTTTCATAGTGAAAACAAAATTCCTCATATCACTGTGGCAGTAAATGTTAAAAATGGTGGAAAGCCAGTTGACAGCAACAAAATCACTGAATGGCTTACAGTTGAAAAAGGACCAACGCTAAAAGGCGTCGTGACAGAACTACAATGAAAATCAACGACGCTGTATTCTTCACAGACAACACAACTGTTCGTCTGGAAACTGACAAGGGCAACTTTTATCTCACCGATAAAGGCAAGTTTTATAACATGCATCCGATAAACGTGATGGCAGATGAAATCAAGGTAGCAGAATTGAAAGAAATCAAATCTGTTGCCAAAAAGGGTGGATATAAAAACGACAAAGAAGTGAAGAAATGGTTATGAATAAAGACAATGTAAGTGGACTAATTATAGGTTCTCTTGTAGGCGATGCACTTGGAGTACCGGTAGAATTTCGTCCACGGGAAGTTTTGCGTCAAAATCCCGTCGTTGACATGCGTTCGTTTGGCACACATTTTCAACCAAAAGGAACATGGTCGGATGATGGTTCATTACTTCTTATAACATTGGAGACGCTTATAAACAAGGAACCACCGGTCGAAGCATTGAAAAAGTTCGTGAAATGGGTCAACGAGGGATATTGGACTGCACACGGCGACGCATTTGATATTGGAAACACCACAGCAGACGCAATAGCGGGCTTTATGCAGCACGGTAAGCCTTCCGCCCCCCATACGCCACAAAGCAACGGAAATGGCGCATTAATGAGGATTGCGCCACTTGCTCTGTTCGTGGATTCAAAGCATACAAAACCGGAAGAGTTATATAAACTCTGTGGAGAATGGTCTGCACTTACCCATGGACATGAAATATCGGCATTTGCCTGCACTTATTATACAATGTTGATTTCTCTTATTCTAAGTGGATGTTCATTGTCGGAGGCTCACTTGTATACTTGCTCATTGACTGAAAAATTCGCACCAAAAGAATTTGATAGATTATTGAGTTCGATAAAGCACATCTCAGATTACAACCTAGAAGATATAAAGTCTGATGGGTATTGTCTACACACACTGGAAGCGGCAGTTTGGGCAGCATTCAATAGTCCATCTTACAAAGACAGTGTGTTGATGGCAGTAAATATGGGAGAAGACACGGACACGACTGCGAGCGTGTGTGGAGGAATCTTGGGGGCATATTATGGAAAATCTGCAATACCTAAAGAATGGGTACAATCTCTGGCAAGACTAAATGATATTGAAAACTTAATCGCAAAAATATGAAATCTAAACTTGACCAAATGTACAATGAGATTGAAACCGGATGGAATGTCGGTCTAAAAAAGCTTAGAGAAGGAAGCACCCCCTTGACCGAAAGCGCACGAAAGTCGATAGAAGAAACAAGAAATAACGTTGTGGAAGACATGCGCGATGCAAACATATATAGACACATTGGAGTTCCGGGTGCAGCGGAATCTTCGGACCCCGGCGATGATATTGAACATTGGCAAGAAATATATGACTGGTGTTCTCGAATATTATCTATAATAGACGAAATGTTAGCACATAAAACTATATGAATCGTCGTAGATTTCTAACAACATTGTTTGGGTTGGCAGCGGCTCCTGTTATAGTAGCGAGAGTATTGTCGGCACCACCCAAGCCGACATTATTGGCTTTCAAAGGAAAGCGGTTTATGGAGACTGGATATGTATATGCTCCATACATTCCAATGCTTATTACACCGATGATAGATATAAAACCAATGAGAAACTCACCACTCGGTAAAGTATTTTACATGAATAAGTATTATACAAAACATACAACCTTGTGATTACTGTCGTAAACAAATACAAACACACTCCAACACCAAATGATATTTATATTGGTCGCGGCTCTGCATTTGGAAATCCATATGTGATTGGCAGTGAATATACACGAGATAAAGCAGTGGATGCATATTGTACATACTTGAATGCCAAGCGGCAATATAATGCACAATTTAGACATGAACTGCAAAAGATTGCCGACAAAGCAAAGATAAGTGACATAAACCTCGTGTGTTATTGCAAGCCACAAAGATGTCATGGAGATATTTTGAAAGAATTGTTAGAGTCGGAGTATTTATAGAAATATTTCTTTATTATATATTGACAATTTCAATATTTGAAACATAGTTATACTTCGAAGTCACCATTGTGGTGCTAGTAACTAAAATAACAAAAGGTTGAAATATGTCATATAAACATGGTATTGGTATGTCCGTTTGCATAAATGGACGAGCAACAAAGGAATATTCTAAAGATGGAACTTCCTTTATAGAAGCAAGGCATGGTACTAATTATACCGTGAAACTCAAAAACGATAATGGCTATAAAGTAATGGCTGTATTGTCGGTAGATGGATTGGATGTTGTTACAGGCAAACCAGCCGAAGACAGTAACAAAGGCTATATTCTTGATCCATACAGCAGTGTAGAAATAAAAGGCTACAGAATCAGCGACAAAGAATCTGCGGCATTTATTTTTACAAGCAAAGGCAAGAGTTATGTACAACAAACAAGCGGAGATGCCAGAAATTCTGGTGTAATTGGTGTAAGAGTATTTGGTGAAAAATCAAAACCTCAACCAATTTCGCAACCATATCCGGTGAGTCCGTGGAATCCATTTCCATATTCAATATCTTATGCAACAGGTAGTGGTTTTACGCAAACATATACAAACTATGTTTCTACGGGCGGTACAACTACTTGTGCAACAAATGCCGCAACATACACCACATCCAACAATACTCTTGGATGTTATGGAACAAATGCCGCAACATTTACTACCGAAACCGCAATCACAAGCAGAAATCTCGGACTAAATACCAGATCGGCAATATCAAATACATTTGATACTCCGTTGAGTTACAAACAATTTGACACTGGTACTGGTTGGGGCAAAAAGTTGGACGACAGAGTAAAAAAAGAATACTTTGATAAAGGAGAACTTCTTGCCGAGATTGTGTCTTATTATGCTTCACGCGAAGCATTGGAAACTATGGGAATTGATTTGTCTGATAGTCCAAGAGTTACCGAAGAAGAAAAAAAGCCACAGGCATTTGGTAGCAAATATTGCCAACCACCAACTGGATGGGTCGGCTAAAAAATAAACAATCAAATACAAAACTTTATATGAAAAAAATTATTCACGCACTAACAATCATCGACAAATCAAGCAGTATGAATCCTTATCGCTCTCGTACCATTGAAGGGATCAATGAAAATATCAACGCTCTCAAAAAAGAAGTAGATGCCGACACGGACATTCTTAATACTCAACTTCAATTCAGTGCAACTGGAAATTCTTGGGGATGGAATGGGGGAGCAAAAACCCAAGAAACGGACTTAAAGTTTGTTCGGGTTGGTCAAAAGGTACAAGAATTGACGGATATGACCAATGAACAATATGAACCAGCGGGCGGCACTCCATTACTTGATGCTATTGGTCTTGGTATTGAAAAAGTAAAAGATTTCCACGGTGACAAGCTCGGTGAAGATAATCTCAAGATCATTGTGACAATCTTTACTGACGGAGAAGAAAACTCGTCCATCAAGCATGATCGCGCAAGTATCAAGAAGATGATTGATCATTTTCAATCTGATGGAAAGTGGACTTTCACTTTCGTTGGCTGTGGATCGTTTGATAATGTAGCGGCAACATCTGCTGCTATGGGGATAAATGCCGCCAATACGATTGCAGTCGCTGACAGTGACGCAGGAAGATCAGTTGCCAATGCTAAAATTGCAACCTCATATACAAACTATGTAAGGTCTGCAAAATTGGGAGTGGTTGACAACGACCTGTTTACAGAAAAAAGTCTATAATACGAAAACCCACCTTTCGGTGGGTTTTTTATTGACTTATTGTTATTTTGGTTCATGGTAATACAATTATGAGTGAACGTAAATTAGCATCAATCCAGAAAATAACGGAAATCCTACCAATTGACGGTGCGGATAAGATTGTGTGTGTAAAAATTCTGGGGTGGCAATGCGTGGCACTAAAGACTGAATTCAAAGTTAATGACCTTTGTGTTTTTTTTGAAATAGATAGTGTTCTTCCCATCGCACAATGGAATGATCATTTGAGAAAAGAACCAAACAAGCAATTGCGTATAAAAACTATACGTTTGAGAGGCACATTGAGTCAAGGTCTTGCCATGCCACTTTCTATTCTTCCAGACGGACAATATGAAGTAGGTCAAGATGTTACACAATTGGTTGGCGTAACCAAATATGAACCATTTGTTCCAGCACATCTATCTGGTGTGGCCAAAGGAAACTTTCCAGCATTTTTACACAAAACCGATGAACCTCGTTTACAATCCAGCCCTAATGTCTTACAAGAAGCCATTGACAAAAATCTTGTGCTTGTTGGCACACTCAAAATGGACGGTACAAGTTTTACTGCGTATCGAAGAGACGCTGATTTTGGCGTGTGTTCTCGCAACTTGGATTTGACGCAAACAGAGGACAATGCTCATTGGAAGATGGCTCGCAAGATCAAACTTGAAGAAATTCTTCGCAGTGAATCTCGCAATCTTTGTGTACAAGGTGAAATGGTTGGTCCCGGTATTCAAGCCAACCGTCTTGGATTCAAAGAAGTTGAACTGCATTTATTCAATTTGTATGACATCGACACAGGCAAGTATTTTAGTCATAACGAATTGATTGAATTTGGAAAGAAGCACAATATAAAAGTTGTTGAAACACTTAGTGTTATTCAGTTTAGTAATGATATGGCACCCAGAGATGTTAATTATCTTTTGAACATTGCCAATGAGCTAAACTATTCCAACGGCACTCCCGCAGAAGGTATTGTTTGGCGTCCAACCGTTGAAACATACAGCGAAGTTCTTAAAGGTCGCATGAGTTTCAAGACCATCAGTAACCGTTACTTGGAAAAATACAAAGAATGAAAACTTATAAAGGTTTTATCTTTGGACCAAATAAAATACCCAAGAAAGGCGATGCTTTGCTTTGGGTAATAGGAGACAGAGTGATCAATGGCGAGTGGCATCTGAAGGTTTCAGCCGACAATCTCACCGCCGTTGTTCCATATACAGGCCAAACTGTTTATAACCTGCGTGCTGCTCCTTATGAGATGGGCCATGATTATAATGATGTGCTGAAAAGGGTCGAAGCGACTCTTGGCAATCAAACATACTAACAAATATCTCTTCATGATATTATGAGCACTGAATTGCATGTAAAGTTGTTATAATAAGTGATTTATGTAAAAAAATGCAAAAAAGATGATATTTTTCGAAAAAAGTGTTTGACAATTCATTTTTTTCCATACATAGTTCTATTTATTAAATAACAGTAATAACAAATTCAATGAGACATTATTCAATCAAATCGCAATCCGTGACCTCCAAGTGGAGTGTGCGCTTTAATGCGACACAACCTACACTCGGAGCCAATGAAGGCGACTTGTTGGGTGGTCCGGTTGAGGAAAAGATTTTCTAAATAAAAATCAAATCCAAAACCTCCGGAACCACCCTCTAAAAAAGAAGGTGGTTTTTTAATTTTAGGGAAAGTAAGTAAGAAAAAGTTTGACAGAAGATAAAAAAGAGTCAAGGTGACAGAAGATAAGAAAAAGAAAGGGTAGCGAAAGAGAAAGTTAAAAAAAGTTCGAAAAGATAGTTGACAGCGAAAGATAAAAGAGTAAGATGGTCAGCGTTGTAGTAGCAAAGGCGAAACAACAAAAAGTTTTTTCACAGTACAATTTTGACAGGTAAAAGCGCACCTAGAAAGCGTGCTAAAATAGCCACCGGCCCATTTAGGGACCGTTTTGTGGGAATCAATATCAATAAGTTCAGGTAGGGTTGAGGTTAGAGTGAGTAACTTTATTGTGAGGCCGAAGTATAAGTTATTTTTAATAAAGTTGGAGAGATCAACAATAAGATACGCAAGTAGCGTATTGAGTTGGCCTCTCCTAACAATTTCAAGTCGTTCTACTGACCGACTCTAAATAAATCAGTTATATGGAAGTCAAGCTATTCGGGACGGGCACCTCCCTCTTAAGGAGAACATTCGTGTGGGTTCAACTCCCACGGCTTCCACCATTTTTTCAAAATAATTGATGTTATGTGAGTATATATTATATTTATTTTTACACATCAAATTATGAACGACCATAAAGATTTACTTGGAGAATTTCTGTCCGGTGGATGGATTGTAGCAATAATCGGAGCAGCGGGTATGATAGCAAGATTGCTGACCGACGATGTAAAGATTACACTGATGCAACAAGTTAAAAGAATACTTGCCGCATCAATATGTTCTGTCATTACATGGTTTTTATTAGAAAATGTAGATTTAAGTAGTCTGACTAAAGCCGTAACATACGGAGTAGTTGGAGTAATCAGTCCAGAAATTTTAGAAGGTTTGTCGAAGTTGGGAAAGAGTTTTGCAAAAAATCCTTTCAAATTCTTCAGGCGGACAAAAAAGATTGAGTAATAGTGCGGGGTTGATGTTTAACGGTTAGCATACGAGTTTTCCAAACTTGATGTGGGGGTTCGAATCCCCCACCCCGCTCCAATTTGTACTAGGTTTGGTGTTCCAACCATTCCGAAGATATATAGCAAACACTAAATACGCAGTACAGCAAATTTTTTGGCTTATTATACCGCTAAGGACGCGGTTCGCACTGTAAATGCGAAGCCCTCGGGCTGGGTTGGTTCGATACCGACATAAGCCACCATTTTTATCCGCTTATAGCTCAATTGGCAGAGCACGCTCTTTATAGGGGCATGGTTGTGGGTTCAACTCCTACTGGGCGGACCAATTTATAATACGGAAAGTTGGCAGAGTGGTCTAATGCAGGACTTTGCTAAAGTCCCGATCCGAAAGGGTCCATAGGTTCGAATCCTATATTTTCCGCCAAATTTAGATTCTTGCAAGACGGTGTTCCTTTGAATTGCAATTCAATCGAAGTGACCGCAGCTGAAGTCAGTGGTGAATGATATAATGGCATTATTTCTCCCATAAAGGAGAATATCTGGGTTCGACTCCCAGTTTACCGAAAAGCTGACATGAGGCAAAACTTTACGCCGAATAAACATAAATGGTAATGTGCTAGTCTTGTAAACTAGATAAGCGGGTTCGATTCCCGCATTTGGCTCCAATTTGTAGGTCGCAATATTCTGAATTATAATTCAGCGAAGATATTCCAATTATTGCGTTAGTGGAATTCGCCTATAACAATTTATGCCGTGTGACATAGCTGGTTGTGATGACTCCTCTGCAAAAGGATGGAGATTGGTTCGATTCCAATACGCGGCTCCAATTTATATGCGGGATTAGTTTAGTGGTAGAATGTGACATTGCCAATGTCGATACGGGAGTTCGATTCTCCCATCCCGCACCACTTTGACAGGATGGAATGGGCGTCGTATAGTTGGTAAATCAACTTGCAGTCCAACGTGAACCAACCCAGCAGCAACGAAGCGTGAGAAAAGTTGAGTTCTCATGTGAAGCTAGTAGAAGTTCTGTCAATAATTTTATGGCCATGTGACGTAACTGGATAAACGTGTTAGTTTTAGAAACTAAATTCTGTGGGTTCGAGTCCCACCTTGGCTACCATTTTAGGTCGAAACAATGAGTTGCATAAATTCAATGAAACGGTTGGTTAATAACCAACAGCCACTTTTCTTGGCGCGACTTTTAATTTTGATAGTGTATGTGTTTTCGTCTCTAAAATCTTACGGCACATGGAAGACGTGTAACGGGTTCAAAGTCCGACCACTTTGCATTGAGCAGAGTGAGTAAGCCAACCATATACATTATCAAAAAATTTATGGGAGTTTGGTGAAGGCGGTCCTCACGTCGCACTGAAGATGCGAAGAAGTTGGTTCAATTCCAACAGCTCCCACCATTTTATTGAGATATGTTGTAGTGGTAGCAACGGAGTCTTTGAAACTCTTAGTCTTGGTTCGATTCCAAGTATCTCAGCCAGTTTGAGAAACCTATACCAATAGGTGTATAAGCCGAACGGCCCGAGAGGGATGGACGTGAGCTATAGCATGGATGTGTAATCGAAAGAGTATCCACCAAGACTTGTTCTTGGCGCAAAAATCCATTGTGACAACACCTCAAACATTTATCGGAGTGTGGTGACAAAGGTTGTCGATTCGTTTTGGAAACGAAATTATGCAGGTTCGAGTCCTGTCACTCCGACCACTTTTATTGAGATATGTTGTAGTGGTAGCAACGGAGTCTTTGAAACTCTTAGTCTTGGTTCGATTCCAAGTATCTCAGCCATTTTTATTGCGATATAGTGTTAAGGTAGCACAGCCCGACTGTTAATCGGGAAGTGATGGTTCAAGTCCATCTTTCGCAGCCATTTTATTATACAACAACTGCGGAGATAGTAATTCCAAAAAAGTTGTTACTGTATGAGTAGAAGATATCGTGAATTAATTACTATGTCACGTGAAGCGAAAAATATAGGATAATATAAAGGTGAAGCCTCATCTTGAATGGGTTAAATTCCCAAAGGCATTTTTATTCTCATCGGGCTGGCATGGTGTTAAGCACGTGACTGTTAATCACGATAAGCGTGGATCGTTACCACGGGTGGGAGCCAATTTAATGTAGCTGAGAACGGATGCAAGCGGTATACCGAAACGCCGAAAGGTTGACCTTGGAAACAAGCGGTATGTGTCGATACAAAAGTATCATAACAGAGTGGAACTCACACTCTCATTAAAAATTTTATATGGAACTAAAGCCACAGTGGACGGGCAGCGGTCTTTTAAACCGTTAATTCGTGTGGGTTCAACTCCCACTGGTTCCACCATTTTGTTAGCTTTTTTGTACATATGAGTTATATTTATAGAAATACCACCATTATTTACATATGAAAAAAAGCGAACTTAAAGATATTATAGCCGAATGCGTTACCGAAGTCATTCAAGAACAAGGTTTACCAGAAGGTTGGGGACAAGACATGTTGAAAGGTTTGAAGAAGACCTTCACGGGCGATGGTCCAGACAGTGGAGCAGCACATTATGATAGAAATGCAAAAATGCACAATAAACGCGTGGATTACAGTAAAGCATCTATCGGAGATAAGTCTAAGATGCGGGCCGGAGCAAGAAAAACGGTAGAGGCTTCGAAACAAGAATTTGAAACTAAGTTAAAAGAAATGCTGCGCAGTGCATTCGTAGAAGCCGAATCAGTCGGAATGAAGCGCGAAGACGTAACAAAAGCATTTCGTTCCGCAATCACGAGTATTTTTAACAAATATAAAAGACTCGAAGAGATAGCAGAAGAACAACAATAATTTTTAGGTGATGTGTGAGGTTTCACTGACTCACACTTAGTCGAGAAGCTCGATAACCTTTTGGGTGTGAGGGGCGACTATCGTGTCGCCGACATCTTTGGTCCCCACCAATTTGTCGCAATGGGGCAATACCTCACACATATAATTTATATAGCAGAGACAAGCCAAGGGACGCTGAGTGCGCTCATAACGCATCCGAAAGGTATGATGGATTCGATTTCCATCTCTGCTACCAATTTCGTATTCGTGTTTCGGACCAAAAGAATATAGAGTGACATACGACTCTTTCAATTGGAAAAATCAGAGCACCCAATTTATTTTTATCAGTGTGTGGTGCAAGAGGTTGGCGATTCCGCTTGGAACGGAAATTATGTAGGTTCGAGTCCTATCACACTGACCAATTTTTAACATACACAGTAGTCCTCTTGATTTATATCAATGTCAATAATGGCTGTGTGAAACTTTGGAGTGGGAGCTTATGAAGCACAAGCAATAGATTGTCAATCTATAGAAAGTCGGTGCAAATCCGATGCACTCCGCCAATTTTACGATTTGAATATGGACGCATATTCATTCGTCGCGTCTGATTCAAGGTGACTGGCAGTCCTTGTGGCTGGGTTCTAGACTAAGTTGTTTCGACTACAACGGCGCGACATATTTAAATTTTATGGTGTTATAGTGTAAAGGTCGCACTGGCTGATTGTCAATCAGCAAGACGGGGTTCGAGTTCCCCGTAACACCGCCACTTTGAGTCGCAATATGGAAACATATATGCCGATTTTATATGCGCACGTCGTCCAACTGGATAGGACATCAGATTACGAATCTGAGAATTAGGGTTCGAATCCCTACGAGCGCACCATTTTATGGAGACGCTGGCAAAGTAGAGCCGACCTCGCTTCGAACGAGTTATAACTATAGGTTAGAGTCCTATCGCCTCCACCAATTTTTGAGCGGCAGCGTGGAAGGACATACAGCCTTGAGAAGTTCTATTACGCACAGTATAGTGTACATAAAGCTGTGCCTCTGAAACGAAGCGATGACTACCTAATAGATCGGGTCAGATTCAATGTCATCAATAGGTATCAATTCCTATCCGACTCAAATTAATTTTGAATAGCAGCTCGGAGTGTAGAAAAGTTTTTCCCTTTTCGGTACGAGCATGGGGTTAAACCATCAGCGGAAAAATAAGCAACGAAAAGCCTCTAAGTTCATAACAATATGTTAAATGGGAAAATAATAACATGTTGGAATTTATGCGCAAACAGGAAACTCGCTATAGTGTAGATATATAAAGCAAAACTACATCTATTCAAAAATTTTTGGATATGTTGCGGAACGTCTAGACAATTAACGCAAAGCTAGTCAAAGAGAATTAACATTCTTGATTGTAAGTTCAAATCTTACCTATCCAAATTTTTTAATTTACAGAGAGTTAAGGGTACAGCCATTGGAATATCGCAGTGGGTTCATGTAGCGTAATAAGCACTCTTGACCAAACACTTTCTAATATTTGGACAGAAGTCTAGTTGTTTGTAAAACAGGAGTCGGTGTAATCATATTGATGTTTTTCAACAGGCAACCGTGCGCGGAATAATCGGGTGCTGTTCATTTTTGGCCCTATAGAATAATGGTTGAGTTCGCCTGCCTTTCAAGCAGGAGAGCCGGGATCGTGACCCGGTGGGGCTACCAATTTGTCATCATTGAGGGCAGAAATATGAAATAGCAGTGGTGTAATGGTAGCACAGGGACAGCAAATCTTGCGATATGGTTCGATTCCATGCAGTGAAAAATAAGTCTGAGCGACCTGAAATGACAAAAATTTTTGTTGAGGAGGTTGGTCTAGAGGCAGCAATCCTATAATGAGTAGAGTCCGTACTCCAAGCTAGTAAAAGTGCAGCGATGAATTCTCGAATTCTGCATTTCCCATTACCAACTATAATGGTTCGCGTGGAGGCAATTCAGACGCGAACCGATAAGAACTACGGAATTGACCTTAGCTCGGTGCCGAAAATGTAAGCGCAAATATAGTTGTTATATATTTGGCCGCGAAACGGTGTTAGCTCTTTTGGCGTAATAGCACACTCTTCAAAAATATTTAAATGGCGATATCGTCTATGTTTGGAAAGGACAGGATATTCTCAATATTCAAAGGTCGGTTCGACTCCCGACTATCGCCACCATTTTATGTTTTCCATTTACGAATTAAGTTTTTCAACTTGATTCTGTGCTCGCGGATTTTTTGCTTACTGCGCAATCTGATATAATTAGCAACTTCCTCCGCGCCACCAAAAGTTAACATTTCAACTATATCGTTAATATCTTTTGGAATAAATTTTTCTTGGGTCTGTGGGTCGGCGAACATGTATGTTTGATTTGAAGAATTTCGATATGCTTGATATTTTTTCATCGCATTCCCTAACACACTTTCTAGATTGAAATCGGATAATCTCACCAAGTTTTCGTAACTAGAATCGTCCAATACACCGCGAACAATATTTGACATTGGTTTGCCGTAAGTTTTAATATTCACAACGTGTGTTATAGCGTTGGTGATTTGGTCGAGATAATCTCCGTCGTAACTTTTCAAGAACTTGGTCAAATCTTTAGAGAGGAATACACCATTGTCTCTTCCATGATGAAAGATGCACCACCACGCTAAGTTTTTTCCCAGCGCATCGTAATCTTCGGTTCCTAGATATTCTTCTAGGTCGTCCTCTATACGACCGTCGTCTAGGATGTTATAATGTTCTGCTATTAGCGTAGACAGTTTAGGAACAAACTCGTCGCCATGATCTTTTACCCACTCTTCGTTTTTCTTTTCTTCCACTTCTTGCTGTCTGTCTGAAATATTGCTTTCATCGTCATCAAGGTATTCCGTTAATTTTTCCATTGCTTCTTCCGGCAATATTTCTGATAAATATTCCCCCGGTCTAGACATGGTATGGTCCTGAGAATTATACAATGTCCAATCACGACTGTTCGCCCCGGACGGAGAGAGCAACGCCAATCGAGCCATTGGTTTTTCAGATTCTCGGTCATGTATAAGAATTACGGTGTTTTCAGAGTAGTAATCCTGCCAATAATCTTCGCTGCTTGAAATACACCAGTTGGTTTTTCCGGCTGCAAAATTTCCAACTGCATCTTGTGAGCGCGGACCGACAATTAAAAATCTGTCATCTTCGTAAATCAGTTCGGTGTCTGCGGCTAATTTTTCTCTGTTGCTAAGTTTCTTCGCGGCTTCGTCGGTGGCTCGGACAAACTCTTCATAAGTTTTGTACTTGTTGATGTCAATGCTTGATAGCTTGTTGAAGTGCACCTTAATTCTCTGTAACAAATCATTAGCGAACACTTTGTTTTCAATTTTGTCGGATACGGTGACGATCTTTCCAAGCCAGTCGAGATACTTCTTGTTGGCGGTAAAGTCGCCATCTATAAGTAAGTTCTGCATCCATAATGGGAGGTTTACGTATTTCTCTTGAAAGTCAGAAACTCGACTTTCCAGCAATAAATATGGCAATAAAGATGATAATTTGATGTGCATTAGTAATTATAAATATAATGCAGTGATTATAATAAACGATTTTACAGAATTTGATTTATAATATGGTGTGGTAGAACAATGGTAGTTCAACGTCTTGATAAGGCGAAGGTTGTGGGTTCGACTCCCACCCGCACCACCAATTTGAAGAAGTAGCTCAGAGAAAGAGCGCCGGTGTTTCAACGTCTGTGAGGTCGGTGGTTCAAGTCCACCCTTCTTCGATATTTTATGGGGTCGCATGTACTAAGGATAGCGACGGATACTTGCAATATCTGTGATGTGAGTTCGATTCTCACCGATTCCACCAATTTAACTTGGATCATATCCAAACTCATGAAGACTATCGCCTGTAGTAAATAAATGCATAGCCGAAACAGTCTTTGTTAAGATTTTATAATCTCCCATAAGAGTATTTCTGCCGTGACTAATAGCGTATCTTTTATTTATTGTCACCCAATCACCGGGATTGATTTTTAAACCTTTCAATTTCTTCGATTTGAGCGCGTCCATCTCAGCAAACAATTTTTCAAGCAAAGCGTCTTTGTTATATTTTAACTCGGGATATAAATCGGAATATTTACTGCCTACTGGTAAAAATCCAAATTTCATGATGTACCCGGCAACGGTTGATATATCTTTAATTTTATTATCCGTGTCTTTGTTTAAGTTTGGTACTGCCCTGTATATTCTAACTTGCTTGTTGGGGTTTCCTCTTGCACTTTGTATTATAGATACGGTCTCAGCATCACTGTATTCAGTTGATCGATCCCCATAATATTGTTCGGCCTTCGATGAATAAACATCGTCTGGATAAATTTTTGTTAAATCGTGCAATGGTGCTCCGCCATCTTTATCTGGCGCACGGTGTTGACCTTTATAATCTTCTTGTTCAGACAATTTTAATTGGTCACGCTGGTCGTTTGATATAGCGTTTTTACTTTTTAGTTTATCAAAGAACAACTTCACTCTTGGGTCGGATGATAATAAACTATCGGATGCTGCCTCTTCCATCCAGTGTTCTAATAAAGTTGTCAAATCCTCGCGGTTGACGGCGTTGTTAATCAAAATATTTTTGTCTTTTATATCACCCTTAAATCTCATTGGAACATTTGATCCCACTTTTTTATATCCAATTTTTTCTAATTGATTGGATATTTTTTCCGGAACTGCAAAAATAGCCGGTGTGGATGAGTGTAGCAAATCCAATAGCATATCTATACCAGTTTTACCAGTCTCGGGTGCAAAATGCGAAACGGCAAATGTATCACCGATGAATTGACCAACGAGATAATCTTTGGAGTTATATGGATTATAAATAGTCCCATGTCCGCTTTGTAAATGTGAAATTAAATCGGTAGGATTTATACCTGCACGAACCGCGTATTTTTCGTAGTTATCTTGAATAGTATGTGCTTCTTCTTCACCTGTAACATCTCTAAAATTTGAAGATAGCCGAGTATCGGATTGCGGCAACTTAGTTACTGTATATGCCTCAGATACCTTACTTGTATTTATTTTTTCCGATTTTATTATTTTTATTTGCCGTGGAGAAAATACAAAACAGTCAAATTGACCATCAGCGTCTTTGAGGATTACTCCATCAAATCCATTACCTTTAATCTGACCAAGACCAAGCTTGTCGTATTCATCCCACCCAGCAGGATTATTAATGGTGACTTCGGCAGTAATTAGGTAACCTTTACCTTGTGCACCCGCTTCGTTTGACAATATTTTGTTTTTATCAGACGTAAACCATATAATACCTTGAGTAGTTTTTTTCAAGTCAAACTTTTTAAATTTTGAACCTGTTCCATGATACACAGTCAATGGTTTCGACTGAATCTCGTTAAGTAAATCTTTTAATTTAATCATGATATATTATTCTTCGTAAGTTATATCAAATTGTCGATTTTGGTCCACTACTTCATCGAGCTTGCCGGACAGTGTTGGTTGGAGACTTGCTGATAATTTCTTTTTTAGGCCATCTTTTAAAGCTAACAGATGTTTGCAAAGTCCCGGACGATTTTCCGGATTTAACATATCTGCTGGCATTCCATTAGATTTATTCAAACTATTGAATCCTAATGGACTTGCTCCTTTTTTATTGTTAGCGTATGCCCAACGAAATTTATAATCTGGACATCCACAATCAACTTCGCACATGAGTCTATCTGGGCGAGTAACTTCTTTAGATTTTGGAAATGTAATTCTACCTTTCCAAGATTTACCCGTGGTGTTATTATCTGGCGCACTTCTAAAAGAGAAATTCCAGTATCTTTCATCTCTGTTAGACAGAACGGGCAATGTTTGTACTTTCATATTCTTCGCTCGGTTCTTTCTGGACGGCGTGGACGAATTGAATAATTGGTAAAAACTCATTCTCTCGGTCAATAGGCTGCGAGCAAGGTTTGCTAGTGAAATCATATGTATAAATATAGGTTAGATGTTATAAAATGTAAAGATAACGGGGAAATAGCTCAATTGGTAGAGCACCGCATTTGCAATGCGAAGGTTGTGGGTTCGAGCCCCATTTTCTCCACCATTTATAGTAAACAGTATGCGTGCTTATTATGCAAAACATATACTATAATCCAAAAGAATGCGGTTTAGAAATTGTCGATGTACTTGACGACCCTCAAGACTACGCGTTTAATACTCTATTGATAGTTCGGGCGACCGACACCAATCGAGTGTATTACGCAGCAAGTGCGGGGTGTTCTTGTCCCGTCCCGTTCGAAGAATATCATTATGCTTCGGCTGATGATAACGATTTGAACGAGGTGACATATGAGACGTTAGACAGCTTCATTAATGTAGTGAATAATTTTCCTGTTTCCATTGATGAAAGAAAAGATGCTATCCGCAAGGTTGAAGCACTATTAAAGTAAACATCGGAGTCGAGGGAGAAATCCCTTTTTTGGTCTTATAGCTCAATCGGTAGAGCAGGAAGCTTTTAACTTCTTGGTTCGGGGTTCGAGTCCCCGTGGGACCACCATTTACATTAAATATAATAAGTAAATTTAAAATTGAAGTATATATTTATATTTATGAAAAAATCCGAATTAAAATCTTTGATAAAAGAAGTAATACAAGAAATCGAGCTTAACCCTGAATATAGTGTGAATTCAGACGAACAGGTAAGAATTGCAATAAGACGCAGTTATAAACCCTTCCCAAAAGCGAAATTTTCCTCCCCCAACGAGGAATTATTTCAAAAATATCTTCGAGCCGCACAAGCTTGGGCTGCTCAAAATTTAGCGGATTCGAAAAACGGTGCATTGTTATCAAAGCAAGGAAAATTACACACGAGAATAAGACCAGACGCTAAAGATAGTGACCTAGTTTTACGGTTTGACGACGGATATGAAAATTTTGATGAGTTTCTATTAGACTACGACCAAAAACAAATAAGTCAGCATGAATATATATGGATTTCGCCGCGACATATTGCAAAATACGTAATGGGAGAAGTGGCGGACAGAATCGTAATTCCGGGAGAAACAAAATAATAAAATTTTATGCTGGGGTAGCATAGTGGCTAATGCAGCGCGTTTACATCGCGCCTATCGGGGGTTCGAGTCCCTTCTCCAGTACCAATTTCAATATAAAAAACCAGTATAGCCCAAAGATAATTCAGCGGTCTGGGGTGATGCATCACTTGTCTGTTTGGGATATTGAAACTAATTTAATGTGATGAGCCCTAGTTTTTGTATTTGGTATATATTTATATTACATGATAAAATTGAAAGACTTGATCGGAACACCGTTTGCAGTGTTTGTTTTAGCCAAAGCAAATGGTGGATATGCTGCTACAACTCGTGCAGCTGATCGCAATGAGCAAGGAAGAATTGGATTGCCCGGTGGAAAAGTTGATATTGGCGAATCGCCAGTTGAAGCAGTAACAAGAGAAGCTAAAGAAGAAGGATGGGAAGTAAAAGTAACAAACACAACACCCATACACACACAATTGGTTGATGGAAAACTTGTGCATTGGTATGCTGGAGAATCTGCCATAAAATTGAATAATTTCAAAGAAAAGGGAAGAATAACTCCCATAGTTGCAACTCGTGAACAGATTTTATCTTCTGGTTATGGAAATGAAAATCTGTACAATCATATATAATTTAGCAGTTACGACGTTCTGAAACAAACGATCCAGCCTACTGTTCCGCTGTAACCCGAGCAGTTGCATTTTTGGTAAACGTGAAAAGAAATAGTAAAGAATAGAACACGAGTCATCGTACTTGTGTCACACTAGGCTATCCATCTAGCTCCTTAATAGGAATAAATTTACAACCATCTTCTTTCAGTATAACAAGTGCTCAAAACTTGTTCGTTCATATGTTTTCGTAAAAGCATATCAACAGAAGCAGTGGATTGGTTCAATCGTTAGTTCTTTTGCGTAAAAAGACAATATTTGTCACTCAATGCCTCTTAACAATGCACAATTTTAAGTGAGTTTTACGGCAGTTACAGGGGTAGCCCCTTGGGTGGGAGGCGCACACCAAATCACGCCTATTCTATTTTTATTGACATTGCATGATATTTATGTAGTGTTATAGTTTATCGGAGTGTAGCGTAACTTGGTAGCGCACTCGCTTTGGGAGCGAGCGGTCCGGGTTCAAATCCCGGCACTCCGACCATTTTATGGCGTTTATAGTGTAGTGGTTCGCACGGAAGTTTGTGAAACTTTCAGGACGATTTCGAATATCGTTAGACGCCCCAATTTGTAAGTTTTATAAGATGTAGCCAATGCTTCCAAGCGAGGATCATGTGCTGTAAGTTCTTACCTGTCGCAATGGTGCAAAATAGAAACATCGAGCATTAGAGTTGGTAGCTTACAAAAATTTTATAGAGTGGTCGCATAATGGTATTGCAGAAGTCTCCAAAACTTCCGTTTTAAAAAACATTGTCGGTTCGAGTCCGACCCACTCTGCCAATTTTTACGCCAATGTAGTCTAAAGAATAGGCACCAGTTTCCTAAACTGTTTATATGTAGGTTTGAGTCCTATCATTGGCACCAATTTATATAGAAAGGTAGCCAAGTGGTTTACGGCACTACATTGGAAGTGTAGCGGGTTCTAAACAAGCCCCGCGAGTTCGAATCTCGCCCTTTCTGCCATTTATATGTTGACACAAGACAAAAAATATCCAAGATAGAAACCACATGATAAATAAAACCAAAAAATTCGAAATTGAGGGAGTTGATTGGAAAATCCAAGTAGAATTGGACTCATTGGTATACACGGACACGGCAACGAGACTATTTGTGGCAGGCGCGATGGCGATTGAACATATGAGTACCGGGTCCACAGGATGTAATCTAGGTGCAATCGTTTTGGTGACTGAAAAAGACGGAAAGAATATTACGTTCGGAGTGAATTCGTACATTTGCTTAAATCGTGTGGGAGACTATGAGTCTGCAAAAATTTTAAGAAAAAATTACAGGGATATGTCAGGCCAAGATTTGTCAGAAGATTTAAAAGGATATCACAAATGCAAATAAATTCCGCTATTTTTACTTATTATATATATATTTATAACAATATATGAGTATATTACAATCTACGTTTGATAAGCATAAGAAGTTGATGTTGGAGAGTGTTGTACAAGATAGATTGCGTGATGAGGCGGCGCTTGAACAAAAAAAACAGCAACTGCTTGCGAGTGGATTAAGAGTCGTTCCAATGCAAGGTGGGGAAGACAAAAAATACTTTGCATATACATCGGGGAGATACATTGTGTTGATTGATATGGGAAATATAAAACTTCCATTTTATTGTTCTTCCGGAGAAGGAGGAAAAGCAAATGTTCCTTCTGGAAAATGGTATCCGATTTTTGGAATAAGCAAAGCGGGTTGGCTCAACAAGGGCACAGAAGAACAAATTAACAATTATTATGGAAGCAGTGCTGCAAAATCTGTGGCCAAGAAGTTAGACGAGGTATTGGGAGATATGCGAGAAATGTTTTCGATGAAACATTTCGTGGGTGTAGACAAGGTATTGCCTATTATAAATCAAGATTTGAATCCACCCGACCAACGCCCCACCCCAGAAAGATCAAAAGAATATATGGAAATATATAGAGCGAATGTTAGAAACGTTTTGCAGAAAATAGGAGGGAACGCGGGACCAGTTCCAATAAAAAATAAGTTAACATTAACACACAACGGTAAAAATGTTGTGGAAGCAAATATTTCAGCAAACATTGGCCGAGCAATCGTCCAAAAACACGGCGACGACGCCAAATATTTTAGTAGTGAACAATTTCAAATTCAAAAACAAAAAGATGATACGTGGAAATTGATTCATAACAAAGCTGCCACGAATATAACAACCATTGATGGTAAAGAAGTAACCGAGCCAACAACACTTGTCAAAGGAATGAAGATTGCGCTAGGAAAAACTGGCAAATTTCCAATGGAAGTTGGCTAATATAATTTTCTATAGTGACAAAAAGGGCGGCAGACTCTGAATCTGTTGTTTGAAGCGTTGGGGTTGCTCCCAACTCAGTAAACGGCACTGAGGGTGGTTTAACCTAACCACGAAAGATGCTAAAGTGAGATAGCTGTGGGACAGCTTGACTATAGAAAAATTTTTGATATAAATAGTAGTGGTTCATCGCTTTTGTCTTGATTCAATATATTTATTGATATGGAACAAAAAATTTGTGAACTTGGGTGTGGTAAAATTGCTATTCATCAACTGAAAAGTGGGAAGTGGATTTGTGATACATCCGCAAACAAATGTGAAGTTATGCGAAAGAAAAATTCTGACGCTACCCTTGGAATAGAAAAGCCTTGGATGAGAGGAGAAAACCACCCCAGACCGATGTTAGGAAAAAAATCTTGGAACTCAGGATTAACAAAGGAGACGAGTCCAATAGTTATGGCTCAGTCAAATAAAATGAAGGGGACAGTTTCAAAGTTTGGTGGCCGAGCATCAACCGCCGAAAAAGAAAAATTAAGAAAAGAGAATATTTCTAAATCTATGAAAGGTGTTGGTGGGGGATTTAGAATGAAAAGTGGTAGAGGTAAAAAAGGTTGGTATAAAGGATATTTTTGTAGTAGTTCGTGGGAATTGGCGTGGGTCATTTACTCATTAGAGCATGGAGTAAAATTTGAGAGAAACAAAATTGGATTTCCATATGAATTTAATGGAAAACGGAAAAAATATTATCCCGATTTTATTGTTGATAAAAATTATGTGGAGATAAAGGGATACGATTCTCCACAGTGGGAAGAGAAGAAAAAGCAGTTCAACAATAATTTGATTGTTCTTGGGAAAAATGAGATAAAACCATACATAGAATACACAGAAACAAAGTATGGAAAAGATTTTGTTAGGTTATATGAAGATGGAAAGGTGGCAGAGCGGTCTATTGCGGAAATCTTGAAAATTTCTAATCCTTAAACGGGTTCGTGGGTTCGATTCCCACCCTTTCCTCCATTTTATGGCGTCCACTTGAGGATGAACCATAGAGTGCGGGTAGATGAATCGCACACGCCAATTTTCGCCGCCGAAGTTCATATGGGTGAACGTCTGTTTCGTAAATAGAATGTAGCTGGTTCGATTCCAGCCGGTGGCTCCATTTTACATAATATAGTTCATTGTATATTATATTTATTGGTAGTATGAAAACCAATATTATAATAAACGGTCAGACATTCAACAAGTCTGATACATTCAATCCAAACACAGAAAATTTACAAACAGATGGATTGTCAGTTCTGTGTTTCAGTCAAAATGATAATTGTAAAGTAAACGACTGTATCATAGATGGCGAAGATGCTCGTTGGGGAGGCAAAGCCTCATTGACATTCGATCTTGAATATACCAAATGTACTTTTAAAAATGGTACTGCGCGTGCCTTTGACATGGTTCGTGGCGGCAATGTTACATTTACAGATTGTATATTTGAGAACAATGTCAGAAACAAAGTTAAATCTCAATATAGTTTAACAGAGTTGTGTGATCTTGGAATCAAAGGTGGTGTGCATGATGTAACATTTCATAGTTGCGTGTTTAATGACATTTTGATTGGCGATTATAGTATTTACGATCAACGAGATAGACCAAAAGCTCGTCGCTTTACTTTTATCAATTGTAAGAATATAGATGGCGGTCCAATCATTATTCGTGGCAGATATGTAGATAAAGATTCTATCAGTTTGATTGGTACAAATGCAAAAATGTGGGTTTGGCCAACAATTTTTACTAAACTATATTGGATGTATAATCGCAAGTTTGGCGATACTCGCAAGCCAGATGGCTGGAATGTATATGATCCCAGAGAACTGATCTGATCAAGCGTCTTTGGAAAGTTCTCCGCGAGCAATCAAAATCTTTTTATTGGTTTGGTGAGCTTCTTGAACCAACTCTTTATTTTCACCAAGATAAGCCACGGCATAGTTGTTTTCAATTAGCCACTTATTTATATTTGTTCCATCGTCTAATATAAACTCTCCAAGAATACGACCAAACTTGTCGTCGTTGTTATCATCCTTGGTGGTGTTTATTTTTTGATAGCTACCAATCGGTAGTTTTTCTGTTAATTTTTTCTTGGAAAGCATACCACGAGTTTTTTCCTCTTTGTTGTTTGTTCTTGACTCTGGCGTATCTACGCCGGATAGCCTCACACGTTGATTGGATAATATTATATTAAATCCAAGGTCCAAGTCTATCTCAACGGTGTCGCCGTCGACGATTTTGTTTATTTTGCATTTATATTGATACATAGAGTATAATATATATCAATTCGCTGGGAAATGATGTAGTGGTAGCATATTTGTCTCTGAAACAAATCGCGTTGGTTCGATTCCAACTCTCCCATCCAATTATTATATCTTATAAAAGCTTATTATAAAAATTTTTGTCTTGTAAAAGTCATATATATCTGTTCTAATTGAACATATATCGTCCTTGAAAGAGGATGTAATTTGAAAAATAACTATGAATAATAATAAAAATACAAGAAATAACTCGGTCTGGAACAAGCTTATTGTTTTGTTCTGCCTGTTTGCTACTGTTGCGTTTGGACTGCCGTCCATCGAAACAAGTAATTTACAAGCTACACCGGGCGTAACGCTATCACAAGCCGGTACATCGCTAGTGGTCACATCACCAAATAAATCCGTTCTGACGTGGCAGAATTTTGGTAGTGGCACCGATACCATCGCCAGCGGAGATAGTATAAATTATACGTTACCATCCTCCAATTCTTCGGTTTTAAATATAGTAACTGGCGGAAACAATACTACTATCAATGGAAGCATTTCTTCGAATGGAAATGTATACATTCTGAATCCGAACGGAATAATAATTGGAAGTAATGCTCGTATTGACACCAATGCAATTTATGCAAGTACTGCTGATGGTACATCAATTGGCTCTAACTATTTTCTAGCAAATGGAAAATTGCCAAGTCAAGATGGATTGGTTTTGGGCGGAAGCAGCATAACTGTTAAACCCGGCGCAACAATCACCGCCGTATCTAACAATATTTATTTGGCGTCCAATGGATTGGATTTGCAAGCGGGTTCAATCAATGGAAACTTGACAGTAAATGCAACTGGGACTGTGGGTCTAAGCACACTCGGAACAACCTTTATCGCGGGAGATTTGACCGTAAATAATTCGTATGGAACAACAACACTTGCCACGCCCGGAAATACCTTGGCCGTGAGTGGAGTCGCAACCGTCAATACCGTTGCTGGAACTGTGATTAATACGGCAGGAAGTTCTTTGAATGCCCGCTCCGTCGTTATAAATGCTGGCATTGGCGAAATTTCGGTGGCAAAAGTGGTATCTTCTACTGTAACTGCCACCGGTAAAAATGTTTCCATTACATATGGACAAAATGCGCCGGTCACATTCGTCGGTTCTGCGGCAAATAACATTTCCGTAAATGCTCCGGGAGCACTGACACTCTCTGATGTATCTAATACCGGAACAGGCACAGCAACTTTTGTTTCGGGAGATAGATTATCTCTTGGAAAGATTCATCTCAATGGAACCGGCGGCGCATCCTTTACTGGAACTTCCGTGGTCGATACAATTGGTAATGCATTTGTATATGGCGGAACCTCTTTCACTGCAAACTCCGGTGGAGATATTTCTATCACAAAGACCGGAAATAGCTTTGGACCAGTGAGTGTTACCACAACCGGTAATGCCACCATCAACGAATCCGCGACACTTAATTTGAATGTAATCAATGTTGGAAATGTTCTCGCGTTGTCTAGCCTCGGAGAAAACATTTTTCAAACTTCGACTACTGGCACAATCACAAATGCGTCGCCCGTTGTTTCTGCTGTTGGCAGCATTCAATTGCTTGCTCCAAGCAATACATTTAACACAATTGCTGTAAATGGAACTGATGTATCGTTGGTCACCGCCAATGCATTAACACTTGATAATATTTCGGCCAACGGTCAATTGTCGATTACAAGCGGCGGAGCAATTTCCCAAAAAGTTGGAGCGACTGTTAAATCTTTCTCGGATACAACTTTCAATACGACGAATAACAACATTACCTTGGCTAACACCGGCAATAACTTCGGTGGATTGACTTTGAATGCTGGCAATGGAAACATTTCCGTTGTTGAAAGTTCTACTATAAGACTTCTTGGTGTCGGTGGAAGTACCGTGGTATTGAAGAGTGGTGGAGATATCATCAATTCCGGGGCAGGTGCAATTACCACTCGGACATTGAATCTTGAAGCTGGTGTGGGGATTGTCCTGACAAATGCGGCCACAATTTCTACTTCGTTGCTGTTCAAGGCCGTTGGTACTGTCGATTTGAGTGCTCTAAGTTTGGCAACAAATCTAAATAGCGTAGTTCCCGTGAATAATGGGGCTGGTACTTATACGCCCCCAACTCCTTAATAATTAACAAGTTGTAAGACTTCAAGCCCAACCATAAAAAGGTTGGGCTTTTCATTTATAATTAATTTTGATATATATTTATTAAACATATGACAAAATCAGAACTTAAAGCATTAATCAAAGAAGTAATACAAGAAACTCAGTTTGCAGAAGAAGTGGAATTGAATCCAGAAAAGCAAGAACATATGACAACGACCCAGTTGAATGGATTGAATCAAAAATCCGAAAAGATGCTAGAAATAATGCAATCTGAGAATATTAAACTTGAGCCTTGGATGATTGATTTAATCAGCCAAGCATATCATAATATTGATGCGGTCGCGAACAAACTCATGTTCGGTCAGAAGAAAGATTGAGAAAGTTATTGACTTTGGATAAAATTCTGGCACTCTCTTACTCAAGAAAAGGGTGGAGTGAAAACGACTCCACGGAGGTAACGGGTAGGATTTCCTCCGAAGGACACGAACCGCAATATGTGCCTTCCTCTAGCTTATTTTGTTGATTGACAGTATTTAGATTTTCCTCTCGTAGCTTAATGGTAGAGCTGGCTCTTTATAGGGGCATGGTTGTGGGTTCGAGTCCTACCGGGAGGACCATTTGTTCGTTCAGTTCAATGTACCGTGAAAAGCAATGGCCACAATGAGTCAACCGTGCTGAGTAATTTAGCGAGACGCAGGGTAAGGGAAACACTCAAGATAACTTACTATCAGGTATTACGACAACCCCTAAGTTAAAAGGTGGAATGAACAAAAACTTTGAGAATAAAAAAGGCACTTGGCCCGATGATAATTGTGACGCTTGCAACCTCGCTAGAGGGAAATTGGTAGGCAAGCTGCGTCAGTCCGAAAGGATTGGTCGTCTAACTACGAGGTAATGCTCATCTTAGATGTAGATGTACAAGCACATCGTATAATAGCAGATTTCAGCACAGCCAAGAGGTAGAATGTCTGGCGGTTGATAGACACCTACTGAAAGATCATCATCCTAGGTTAGCAACTAGGTATTCTCGAAAACTTTCGAAGTAAGCGACCTTGCGCTGGTGACTATAGCTGAGTTAAGATGCCATCCATAATACGGTAATCAACCCGTTGAGACGAATGGATGTAAAATTCTCAAAAATTAAAATTCTATAATTACTAGAGGAAGTTCGCCCCTGCATAACACGGCGAGGCAGAGCAAACGCAGAGCAGAACACGTTGTTGGGTCTCGGGTCCAACCGAGATAGTTGACAATTGAGGACGCTCGCTCTTAGCGGCTCGTTATCGACCTCACGCAAGCAGCAACCTCAAAACGTCAAAGTGTGGGTGTTACACGTTGTAAAGGCAGGTAGAGGGCTTAGACAAATGCAAGGATAAAACAGAAGGGCGGCTACGGCTGCTTCGAAAAACTTTAGTAAAATGCAAGGGTAGGTAAGTGGCTAAAACAGGAAGTTTCATAAGCTTTCGCCGTAAGGCTTCGCGGGTTCGAATCCCGCCTCTTGCACCAACTTTAGATGCCGACAAAACATAAATGGTGATGTGCGAACTTGGTAAGTTCGAAAAATGGGTCCGATTCCCATTGTTGGCTCCAACTTATGCCGATGAAAGACACTTGATTCTGTATGTCAGGTATTCGTCGTAACGTACCCAGTTCGATTCTGGGCATCGGCTCCAATTTATGAAAATTGAAACAATCGAAGATATAGCAAAAGTTATAGTAAACCTTCCATCCGATTTAAGAGAGTACTTGATAAGTAATGTTACTCCGTCTACTTTTGTGTCATGTCTTCTTTTATTGGGGGCAGGAGGAAATATAAAAGATTTCGCCTCCGCACTCAAAGAACATATGGTTATATGAAGAAGATACTAATAATGGGACTACCCGGCGCAGGAAAAACAACACTGGCCAAAGAATTGGCCAAGATGTTGAATGCAGTTCATTTCAACGCCGATGAAATTCGCCGAGAGGTGAACAAAGACCTGAAATTCGAGTTAGTTGACCGTATAGAACACGCTAGGCGCATGGGAGTGCTATGTGACATTGTCGTAAGAAGCGGACATTATGCAATTGCAGATTTTGTTTGTCCAACCAGAGAAACGCGAAAGGCATTCGGCGCGGACAAATCATTTATAATATGCATGGATAGAATTGAAGCTGGTAGGTACGAGGATACAAATAAATTGTTTGAATATCCAGCAATGTGCAATGTTCGAGTTGGAAATACAGGAACAGCCGAAGAATGGGTGAATAAAATTTATCATAAATTAGCAAGTGCAGGTCAGTGATATATATAGTATTTTTATAAGAACCAGTCTGTTCTGTTATATTTATTATAACTATGAGCAAACACACCACCATCAGTATAGAAGATTTGGAAAAAACTATTTTGTTTTTAGAAACTCCTCGCCCAATATTGAAACGGGTGATAAAATTGTGTGAAGTCAGAGAATATCCAACCGGCGTATTCATCATAACGGAAAATGAATGCAGTCAGTTTATGTTTATACTAATTTCAGGAACGGTTGACTTGATCAAGGGAAATAAATCAAAGAAGATAGCAACTCTTGGCGCTGGAAGTATAATAGGAGAAGGAACTTTGATTTCTGGTGCGCCTAGAAGTGCAACAATAGTAACTGCTTCACATGTAAAAGTTGCAATAATCAATAAAGATTCATTTGATAAAATGTTGACTATGCATCCTTCAATTCCTATTGCATTGATGAAACTACATTCAAGTAGATGCAAGTCTGTTGTGGCAAATGTTAATATATTCAAGTCTTATGGGTTTATGGTTATTGCAGCGTTGTTTGGTTTGATGACATTGAAAAATTCACATAGTGTTATAGATATAGAGTCAATCAGTCCTGTGTTGAAGCAGTTGGCTGGATTGATACCAGACCAATATATGTCAGTTTGTGGACCAGCCGCTTTGCTTGCATTCGTAAAATCTCAGAAGATGGATATTAATAGTATACAAGCAAAATTAGAGAAAATTTGATGAAATTGTAGTTGACGAACAACAGAATGTGTGTATAGTCATTGTTGTTCTTTTGATACGGCTGTGTGGCGGAATTGGCTATACGCACTTCGCTTAGAACGAAGCACCTATAAAAAAGGTATATGGGTTCGACTCCCTTCGCAGCCACCAAATAAAAATAGTAATCGCGATGATCAAAGATGAATTTTGCTACAAATATACTTGACAGTATCAAATAATAATCTATAGTCATTCTTGTTCTTTTAAATACTTTTTTCTGGTCGTAAATACTTTGGGTCTCGTAAACCCATTTACTGGTTGGTATACAATGACAAACACGTAGTAAATGTTGATTGAAATTCCTCTGCTTCCGAAGCGCGGGCCTGATATTATAGTTAGGTTAGAGCACTTGAGACATTTACTTGATTGTATATCGAAGGGGAGCATAGCTGCTGTGCATACCGAGAGATTACCAACTCAACAAGCAGTCAGAAAAAAAATAAGTGCTGACATTGGGGATGACTCACCTGCTGATGAACCAATGGCGCGGAGACGCAGGTCACTACCGCCAGCACTTCACTTTACGGGCATGTGGATAAAGGAAACTGGTCACAACTATTTGTTTTAAAAACAAACACCCTCTGTGAGTTCGAATCTCACCATGCCCACCAATTTTATGGATACTCAAAACACATCAAACTATGATGGTGCAAAAATCGCAAAGCGTGAAGCAATGCGTAAAGAACTAAAGCGAATGAAGCTGGAAAAGATGATTGCACTAAATCAAACAATCAGTGAGAAGGCTGATGTTATTGCACAGCGTTGGATTACTGAGTTGAAACAACAATAATTTTTATGGCAGTGTAGGAGAATTGGTATATCCACCCGACTCAAAATCGGAGGGCGCAAGCCATTGTCGGTTCGAGTCCGACCACTGCTACCAATTTATGCGCATGTGGATGAGGGAAGCTGGCACAACCGTTTGACTTAAAATCAAATATCCTATATGGGTTCGAATCCCTTCGTGCGCACCAAAACATGAAACAAAAAACAGAATGTGAGCAATTGATTAGAATTATTCTGACCGGTAATGAGGTCGGGCCAAATATCTACCAATTGATGGAGGCAATGGGAAAGGAACGAGTTCTGGAAAGGATAAAATATTTCCAACAAGTTATGGCATTGACAAAATAGGTAAAATGCCCTATAGTTATAAGCATGAAAAAATTCTTATTACTTGTTCTAATGTCAGTTTCATTGTTAGCCGCAGATAAAAAGAACCCGGCGAGCAAAGCGTATATTACTGACGTAGAAGGACAAGCAACAGTTTTTGTCGGTGAAGGACGAATTGAAGATTCCAAGAAACGCGAAGTTTACGCCGCCGAAGGAATTGTATTAGAAACAGAAAAGAAGTCGAACCAATCTTTAGTTTTATCGAATGGTACGGGAATTTACATGGACGAAGTTACTCACCTTGAAGTAAAAAAATTTGTACAAGAACCATTTACGCCGAATCGAAGTGACCTTGACATGGAACCATCCATTTCTCAAACGGGCGGGCTTATATCACACGGTTACGTTGCTATCTGCACTCCAAAAATTGTGGCAGGAAGCCGAATGGTGTACACTACTCCACACGGAGAAATTAAACTTTTCAATAACAAGGTTGCAATCAACGTGGGCGACAATGCAACAGAAGTCATCCCAGTCGAAGGTGAATTTAAAGTAGAACTGCGCTCTGGTCACTTTGAAATTATAAAGGTTGGTGATAGGGTCATATTTGACGGACAGATAATTACAACGCGCAAAGCCGACAAAAAAGAAATGGACAAAGCAACCGAGAACGTGGCAATCGCGTGTAATGCACGGAAAACAGTGTACTTTGATGTTGTGAAAAGATATGAATCTGACGGAGTTATTGAAATATTAGTCGCGTATCCAGTAACCCAGATAAAGCTGCCGACCGAATTTACAGTAAGTCCCGCCACAATCAAATAATTTTATGCTAAAATCATTCTGGAGAATATGGGCTAAATCGCTCGGAGAAAAAGCGAGTGCAAATAATTGCGAAGCAGACAAAGTTGCTTTGGTTCGCACACTTATTGTGCTTTGTTATGTTATTACGAATATATTCATTGTTGCTGGTGTAATTAGACATTGGTAATATGAATGAAAAGTATTTGGAGAACGACAACCACTGGACGGCTGCACCTTACCCACTACGACCATGTACAGAAGAAGTTGAGATATACAAAAATAATTTGTTGTCTGGAAAAACTTTGTTGCTTGGATGCACGGCACCGTTACTTGACATTTGCGACGAGGCAATAGATTTAGTTGTAAGAGTTCAGAATCCAAAAATACGACAGGGTGATTGGTATAATATATCTGGATTTTATGACAACATTATTACCGATGGAGCAATCAATCTTACTGGCCCATCGCTAATAGATGCCGTAAAACCACATTGCAAACAGCTTATAAGCAGAGTATTTTCTAGGAAATTTTCGTATATGAAATATGCAAAATTATTTTATACCGAGTTTCCCAATGCAACAAAAATAGCAGAAATAAACGAATCATGTCCGATTTTCATCTGGAAGTTTACAAGTTAGTAAAAGCATTGGAAGAAAACCAATACAAAGAGCGTGATATATCAAAGTTGATACCAGCGTGCAATATTCTCACTAGAGAAAATTTACAGAAGATTCCAATAGATAAGTCACAGCCATTTTGTTCTACTAGCGGCGCAACTGGCCAACCCGTGTTTGTTCAAAAATTTACGGCCCAACATGTTTGGTATTGGGCGACAAACATGCGAGAATTGATTTGGAGAAAATGGGACACATCATTGACATTGGCAGTCATCAATGCACCGGTTTCAGAAGAAAAAATAACACCTTGGCCAACGAATCCATATTTGTTTCCGAATAAGGTTGGAAAATGCCATATGCATCCAACAAGAGGAGATTTGCAAGGATGGCTGAACAGAGTGCAGCCAGATTATTTGCATACATATCCATCAATCGCCGCCACACTTGATACATCTAAACTAAAAGATGTAAAAACAACAAGTGAAAGAGGTGGTAGTAATTATAGTTCGGAAGAAGTGGGTACGATTGGCCTAGAATGTCCAGATAATCCAGATGTATATCATATTATGGAGAACATTGTTTTAGAAATCGTAGATGACAATGATATTGTGTTGACCGATCTTACGCACCCATATATCAAGAGATACAGGATAGGAGACAAAGGAGAGTTTTCTACATGCAGTTGTGGAAGAAAACTGCAAACTATCAACCGAAATGTGCTTGGTAGAGTTCGCAATATGGTGAAATATCCAGATGGAACAACCGCATGGCCATTGTTTGCTAGCAATACAATAAGAAATGCATGTGATACAATAAAAAGATTTCAATGCATACAAGAATCATACTCGGATATCACAGTAAAGATTCAAGGAACTGTACCAGCTGATAAAATTGAAGATGTAAAAAATTTGATATTGAAGAGACTCAATTATCCGTTCAATCTAAAGATACAGATTGTTGATAGTTTCCCAGAAGGAAAATTTGAAGAGTTTGTCTGTAAGATATAATTTTATGCTACCGTATGCCGTCTGCCTTCTAAGCAGAAGAAAGCTAATTGGAACACATGTAGGTTCGAGTCCTATCGGTAGCACCATTTTGGAAGATTAACCAGTCAGGGTCACTGGAACCGCCTCGAAAACGGATTGCTCGGCGAAAGCCGAGTGAGTTTCGATTACTCAGTTTTCCGCCACGTTGGTCCATGAGTACATGGAGTATGAAATGCATATATATGGAATGGGTAAAAATGAGAGATGCAATAAACCGTTCCCCAATGAACAATTTCTCCAACTTTATTATAAATCTAGCGTTTTGTTGGCGTTGACATCTTTTATATAAATATTAAAGCAATTATATTACATTGATTATAATAAGTAGATAAATTCATCTTATTGTAACAAAATACTTGACTTCTTATAAAGATTGAGTCATAGTTATGAGTTCAGTTAGAGAACAGCCTCCTATCCTACGGGATGAGGGCTTTAGATATACGAAAGGAACATATTATGGTTATCGCTATAGCATGTTGGACAGCCTTGGGATTATTAATCATTACAGAAAGTGATTATCGTCCAAAGAACTGATAAAAAAGAAAACTATAAGCGGGGTGGAGAAATCCACCCCGCTTTTTTTATGCCCAAAGACATTTGCGGAAAAATAATGTTACACCAAAAACGGTAGATAAATTTTTCTCAGGGTTTCGTTGGCCAACGCCAAATCAAATTCATATGTAAATTTTCTACTATTATACGATAGCTTAACAGCCGCCTCGGAAGCATCAAACATTTCGTTTAATTTTTCTTTTGTGTACTTCTCTGGCTCGGTTTTTATAGAAAACAAATGTGCCCAAGTCTTCTCATCGGCTAATTTTAGATTTACTGGAAAATATCCATGTTGAAAAAGAGTTTTTCCACAAAACGCAAGTCTTAATAGTTGAGTAGCGTTTTTTGGGGAAAATCCATATTTATCCAATTGTGCTTTACGCTTACTACCAAGTTGACCAGTTCTCTCACCATTTGCCAATCTTCGTTCACCTTGCATATAACCAAGTAAGCATCGAAACATCTTGTCTGTGTCAACAAACTTAAACTTGTTGGATCGTATTTCTTCAAATGCATCACTTGTTTGAAGAAAGTCTTCAGAAAAGAGTATTTCAATCGCACCTGTGTTACCATTGCGCAGAAGTTCAAAAAACTTGCGAAGTTCGTAATAAACTATGTCGTCTGTTTCTTGTTTCTGTATATGATCGAGCTTTTCCAATCCAAGTATCTTGGACGGCTCTGTGTTTATGAATACACCTCTGTAATCAAGATCGGACTCGGGAGTATTAAGTCCATATGCTGTGCTGCCCCCCAAAGCTTTTACTAACATTTTCATATTATAAATACTGAAATTATTTTTTAAGAAGTCAAGTATCAATTAGCATCCAATCGATATATAATTACATCACTGGGATAGTCGGTAAAAGCAACTTCTATTAGACGTTCGACTATTCGGAAATCTCCACCCCCTCTGTCGGAACCCATTTTATAAGGAAATCCAACAGATGGAGCCGGAAGATCCATGCCATTTTCTGTCAACTCATTTGCCATACCTTCCAATGCAGAATATAAAGCATCATAATTGGTTTGTCTTGTGCCTTTTCCAAATAAATTTTGACCATACAAGTTATAGATAAGAGCAATTTGATTGTCGTGTTTATTTGCACCGCTAGTAAATGGAATATAACCAACAGAAAAATTTCCTAGAGTATTTGTCTTTGATAACGTGGCTGCACAGTCTGCTTTATATGCGTCTGGATACATTTCACGAATAGTACGAGCAATACCACTGCCAAATGTATTTTGACAGTTTGCTTGATGGCCAATGACTTGTACATCTTTTGCGAAAAGTAGATTGCCATCTTTATAAATAAGAGATTTCATATTTTTAAATAATGCTAAAATTTCATAGAATGTCAACATTTTTTATCGCGTTTTGTTCAATTTTATAATACTTATTGTATATGAGTATCATACCCGGTCCAAATAACGAATTAATGACAGCCTCGGTAGCTCCGTCTTATGGTTCAACAGCGAATGTAGCACAAGCAACGGCGTCTTCCGTGTATGTAAGCTCTTCCTATAGTTTTCCTTATCCAGTAATTAGTGCGTCGATTACTACAACCGGAAATCCGGTGTTCATAGCCTGTTCTGGCGACGCCAATCCAATTTCAATAGGGGGTCTTGGAACAATCCAACTGTATAGAGACAGCACTGCTATAGGAACTCGGGTACAATACGAAGGGTCGGCAGCAAATGAAAACAATCCATATTGTTTAACTTGTATAGATAGTCAACCGGCGGGAACATATACATACTATTTGAAATCGGTGTCTCAGAGCGGACACACTCAATTTGGAGAAGTATCGGGACCAAGTCTTTCGATGGCGGAGTTGAGATAATTTTGAAAGTTTACACTATTTATAACATAATAACCACATAACAAATCATGAGTACAACAATAACATACATAACCAACGGGAATCTTGTCTTAACAGAATCAAAGGCCGTGACCATATCGTGCGTCGGTGCCGGTGGTCGTGGAAACTTTACAGGAAACGGTGGTTCTGGTGGCGCATTCGCTAAAGCAACTAAAACCTTACAATCTGGGTCATATCCCGTAGTAGTCGGCCTAGCATCTGCGCACGACGGCGGCAATTCATATGTAACATCGGCCAGCGTGGTGATTGTTCGAGCGCCGGGAGGAAAACAAGACGGCACAATTACACACCAAACTGCATTGCTAACTGGTAGCGTAGCAACATACTACGGCGGGCACGGAAGCCCAGATTTTGATGGATATAGTGCATATAATGGTTCCGGCGGCGGAGAAGCTGGTAATGTGCTAGGCAACGGTCAAGATGGTCAAAGCGCATACTATTCCACTGCGTTTGCCCCAGCTTCCGGGGGATACTCTTACGCCACCGGTAGTGGTGGTGCCGGTGCATACTATTACGCCGGGTCCAAGGTCAATCAAGTATTCGTCGCAGCCGGTGGAACATTTCCGGGCGGCGGCGGCGGAGGCTCTTATGACTACGGTACTGACAGTTCTGGTGCCGGTGCCAATGGGTCTGTGGTAGTAACTTACTAATATAAAACAACTTAACGCAAAAAACCCCGCTATTATGGCGGGGTTTTTGTTTTATACATCCGGACTATGATGATCCGGGGCAACTGCGGTTCTATTCTTTAATTCTCGATGAACTTCTTCCCATTCAACTGGCCGACGTTTCCATTCCCAGCCAACGTCCAACCGTTTCAGGCCAACATCCTCTTTAAGATTTCTGTGACAGTGGCCGTGAATATTGTATCCACCCTTCGACATATGATTCCACGAAGCAATTGGATAGTGCGTTAACACAACCGGAACTTTATCAATGAAGATTTCAGCATAATGGCCGAGAAATGTAAACGTGGAGTTTGGATAATTCAATGGATACACTTCAATGTCGGCATGAAACTGCATTTCATCCAATGTGGCGTCATACAACTGTTGCATGCCAGCGTTATGATTGCCCCAAATAAAATATTGATGCTTACACGGCAAACGAATCAACCGCTTTGCATAGTCCAATGAATTTGCGCCAGCACCAATCACTGCATCGCCAAGATTGAATACAATATCATTTAATCCAATATGGTCGCTCAACATTTGATATGTGTGAGCATATGCTTCATTGACATTTTGATAATTGCGTGGACCAAGAATAAATGGCTTGTCGTGACCTAAATGTAGGTCAGATATAAACCAAATCTTTTGGTCGGTTGATTTTAGACTAATCTTTTTCATGAAAGAATTTGGGACGATTTATTTTAAAATTTTCGAGATATCCAATGATATTTTCTTTACCAATTGGATTTAAGCTATGAACTTGATATTCTGGCAACGGTAGTTCATATTCCATGCAATATTCAACCAGCCATTTGGCACATTCATATCCGGTCTTTTCTTTATATTGATTATACCCCGCACCACCAGTATAATGTTCGTCGGCAAGATCATGATCAAAGCTCACAAACAATGGTGAGCCATGTTTCATAATATATTTTACAAAATCATCATAGCTTCGCACTATAATCCAAGGACCAAGTGGCATTTGCATCCACCTAACATCTTTTGGCAACCGAATATCATCAAGAAATAATTTGTAGCTCATACTATTGCAGTATTATAGGCATCAAGATACTTGTCAATCAGTAATTTTGCAACCTTTACACCTTCTTTATTGCCAGTTTTTTCAAAGTGTGCAAGTTTTTTACGCCAATATTCCAAGTCTTGTTTTATACCAGACTTGGTGTGACTTATTTTATCTGTTTCCATTGGGAATGGGAGTTTGAGAAATCAAAGCGTGTACGAGTTGTCGTTCATATTGATACAAATCTTTGAGATTGCGCTGTAGAATATCATGAATTTTAAAGAATCCAACTGGTCCGAGGTATTTGAATTCACGATCATATCCATATGAAGTCCATAGATCGCCTCGCCAAAAGTCAGGACCGCCGCAGTTGTCCCAATACCAACCAAAGTGAAGATACGGATGAGCGGCCTTGTCATCAGTAACAATTCCAGTTGGTTTGCGAAAGTTTAGCACATAACCATCTTCTGCAACATTGCCCCACTCGGTAAAGGTCCAGCCATTCTTGTTCAAGAACGATGCAACTTTATCGTTGGCTTTTACTCTGGCGATGGCATCTTTTCTAGTCATGTCATATCCCAACATGCTGGTAAACCGAGTCACGTTGTTTGATTCTGCCCAAGTGGGCAATTTAAATGTTTTCATTGTTTTCATTGTTTTCATTGCAATCTTCCTCCACCAACCAACACATTACGAAGTGTGCTAGATTGTCCTTTGCGACTGGTCTTGGCTTTGAAGTCGGCAAATGTGTCTGGCAGCATAACTTGCAAACTTCCAGCCGTCTTGTGTTCAAAGACCATAGCACCCATATATCTAGATTGAGATACGCCACGCTTTGCACAACTTAGGCAAACACGCAGGCCAAGTTCTGCACGCGCAGACTCAATAGCCTCGGAGCAACAAGAGCAAGGATTTTTATGTAGAGTAAAACCATTCATGCGATTAATGATGCAGTAAGTATATAAAAAGTCAACCAGAATCTTAATTTTTTGAAAAAAGTTTTGAATAAAAAAGTTGACAATCGAAGAGTTTGTGATACTTATATTCGTAGTTCTTTGACACAACAATTTAAGCAGACGGCACTAGCCCCTGAAGGGCGAACAGGATTGAGATTAATGGCTGGATATGTCATATCACAGCACTTCCCCAAAACACTAAGTAGGTATCTACGCCATCGGCGTTTTTGATTACCGAAGTTACGGGATAGGATGTTTCCTCCGAAATGGAAACCATTCTTGTGCCGCCTGTCTTTTTCATGGGCTCGTTTTTAGATTCTACTCTATAGAATGAGTACAAGCCGCAAGCACAGAGTCTAATGTCTCTGTATAATACCCGTTGGAAAACATAAATGCTAAGAGAAATCTTGCAAAGAAGAGCTTCCTCACCGTTCGCAAGAACGCTGAAGTTGAGCTTCTAGCCGCAGCCTAATAAAATAGGCTGTCCGTTGTCCTTGTGACACAGATAACAAGTCAACAACGTTCATCATCTGGCCGTTTGTGTGAGATAGAAGATGGTAGCACAAATCAAATACTAAACTTCAACTTCAATATGGTGCTCTACCAAATATTGATGTATTATAAGAGATAAGCTTGTATATGTTTGTAAGCTTTTTATATAGCACCCGGGTGCAACTCCCGGCGAGTCCACCATTTTTTTATATTGACAAAAATATTTTTTGTTCTATAGTTATGTCCACTTTGCAATAATCGCAAAGAAAAATATAATAAAATATGACAAAGAAAATCCTATTAATGATTACGGCATTAATCGCCGCTGTTACGCTGAGTGCAGCCCCAATCGGGTTGACTGCAAATGCAACATACTATACCAAGTATCTAGATAATGGCTTGGTTGCATTTGAAGATGTTGCCGTTGCCGGTGTTACGCTAGAAGCATACAATTTTGTTGCTGGCGTCAACACGTTCAACACCATCAAAGACACAACAACAGGTAAATACACAGCAAGTGCTGGACTGTTCAAACGTGTTGACCTGTCGCTTGGATACAAGTTTACATCTCCATTGGCAAATTTGACTTTGGGCGGTACATATAAAACTTATAGCAAGAGTGTATCAAATATTGCAAGTAACACTGAGCCATTTGCGCTATTGAATGGTTCTCTGTTCGGCACCCGTGCAACTTGGGATGCACGCTATCGCGCAGACCTAAAGAATCATACCAATAACACAGAAGCAAATCTACGTCTACCATTTGGTTTCCAACATGTAAAGCTTGTTCCAGCAATTGGATATGGCTTTAATGATCTCGGTGCCGATACGATTGTAAAGTATAGATTTAGCAAGCAATATGCTGTTGTTGGCGCAGGTATTGGCTATTATGCAAAGAATGCCACACTGTCTGTTGACTTTACTCAACGCCGCGACGGTTTGTTAACCGCAGGAACAACTGTAAATAGTGTTTCGGGTGGGATTGCAGTAAAGTTCTAATACTCGATTAGTTCTATCAAAAAGGACACCGTAACTGGTGTCCTTTTTTTATTGTACTGTTGACAAGCGCAGATAAAAGTGCATGATCTATTGCATGATTCTACCATCTAACATCACTCCGTCTCTTTGCTGCATTCACACAGGATTGCAGGAGCAAAGCGTCAAGTTCAATGTCATGACTTATGCTCAATATACTAAACTGGGCAAGGAAACAGCAATGAAAATTCTCGCTGACCGTTCGCTGAACAATATCAAAACTATCCACGCCATCATCAAAGAATGCGCAAAAAATGGATGGAATTATCGCATCGGTAGTAATGTGTTCCCTCTGATGACACATCCCGATCTAAATTTCACCGTTGATGATTTTTACAATTTCTCAGATATTATGGCCGAGTTTAGCGCATGTGCCAATACTATTAGACAAAACAAAGTACGTTGCAGCATGCATCCCGATCAGTTTGTTGTTCCGGCAAGTCCAAAAGACGGCGTTGCCGAAAACTCTATTCGCGACCTTGAACAACATGCTATGATTATGGATTTGCTTCAACTGCCACAATCATACGAGGCACCAATCAATATTCACATGAACTGTTATAATGACGGCAAGTTTGGTGAAGTTGTTGATAGATTGGAAAAAGTTCTCAAACGCATGTCAAAATCCGTAACAAGTAGACTTGTCTTTGAGAACGAAGACAAACTAAAAAGTTGGACCGTATACAACCTACATGAATATCTTTACAAACGCACTAGTATTCCGATTACATTCGATAATCTGCACCACAAATGCAATCCAGATGCCATGAGCGAACAGAAAGCATTTGAAATGGCAGTATCCACTTGGCCGAATGGTATTATTCCGTTGTTCCATTTCAGCGAATCTCTCGTCGGTAACAATCCTCGTGCTCATGCCGACTTTCCAACTTTCCTTCCTGAGATTTATGCTAATTACAAAAGTGATCTACACCTCGACTTCGAGTTCAAGCACAAAGAGCTTGCTATACACAAAGTAAAACAAGAAAAGGTAATTTTATAATCGATCATGAAAAATAAACCATTGTCAAAAAAACAACGCAAAGATTTGATTTCTGCTTGGGCAGGAATGAATTGTTTATGTGCATACCTAAAAGATTACAAGACGAAGCCGGAAAATTTTGGTGACAAGTTTGACCCTCACGCTTATGCCAGAGACATATATAAACTACTTGATTCGGTAATAAACAATGTTGATGATTCGGATTTATATTGACCTTTTATAAAAAGTTGTCATAGTATATTCATTATGAAAATTGATCTACAGTCTATTGATCCTGAGTCATTCATGGTTCATCAACATTTTATTGGAGAACATGAATGCTATTTGGTCCAGCCAGTTCATATTGGTACTTCTTGGAACAAGGACAACCTCATTTATCGTTCGTCTCTTTGGGACAAAGAAGGCAATCCTGTTTCGCTTTCGTTCAAAAAGTTCTTCAATTACGACGAAAAGCCTGATATTTTTCCTGCTCCTTCTAATCTAACTGATGCGAAGTTGATGGAAAAGTTGGACGGCTCCACTTTGATTTTTTCTCGCTACAAGGGCCAGACTGTTATTCGCACACGCGGAACTGTTGATGCTCGCAAGCAAGCAAATGGACATGAGATTGACTATTTGTGCAAAAAGTACAAGAAGTTCATTGCATATCTTGAAATGCTAGAAACTAGCAATGAGTCTTTTGTACTGGAATGGTTGAGTCCAACCAATCGCATTGTATTGAACTATGGCGACGAACCTGACATGGTTTTGACTGCTGTAATCAATCACAATGATTATTCCTTGATGTGCCAATCTCAATTGGACTATTTTGCATCTGATATTAAGCTGCGTCGTCCCCGCACATTCTCTTACAACTCTGTTGAAGAAATGAAGTCGGCGGTTGAAGTATTGCGTGATCAAGAAGGTTTGTGTGTATATTATGGTAACGAACAACAAATTCGTAAAGTAAAAGCCGCACAATATCTTTTTTTACATCGTGCAAAGTCCGAAATTTCTAGTATAGAAAAAGTCATTGATGTGTATATTGATTGGTTTATGGATCGGTACAATCTTTCTCACGAACCAACTGGTTATGTAGAATTCTTTGAGTATCTTACTGAAAAGTTTGATTTTGAAATTGCTACAATGGCAACTGGACATGCTTCGCGTATCTGTGATGCTATGAAAGAAGTATCAAAGATCATGAATGCATTGTTTGAGTTTGCATCTGCTCGTATGTATATTGCTCGTAATATTGCTGCCAAAGAAATCTTACAAGCATATGGCAGCACAGGCAGAAGCGCAATTATATTCAAGATGTTGGACCGCAAGACCATTGGAGCAGATGATTATAAAAAGTTGTTATACCAAGTATTAAAATGATCACTCCATCACAAGGTGCCGAACGCACACAACTAGTCAAGTGGGCAACTCCGCGCTTGCTCCGTTACTTTAAGTCACGGCGCAAGAGCATGATCATTTACCACAATGCGATTTGTGGTTGGGATGCTGGCAACGTAAAGATGGAAGATATGGCCACGAAACAAGAGATGCAGACTTGGGCTGCAATGCAAGCCGAACTTGATTTCATTCAGAACATTCTTTATACTCGCGCACACGTTCAAAAACATAGGGCTTGACTTTACATAGTTCAAGCCCTATTCTATTTTTATGAATCCAAATAAACAAAGAATTGCTATTGCGGAAGCGTGTAGATGGACTAGACAATCAGACGATAGCATGTGGTTTGACGACCCAACGAACTCTTTTCAAGTGCATGAACAGGATATTCCAGATTATCTCAATGATTTGAACGCTATGCATGAGGCGGAGAAGGTGCTATACAAGGGCATCATTAACCAAGAGTATTGGCAAAAGGGATATGGTAGATTTACCACAACCCTCGCTGAAATATGCGTTACTCCTTATAGCGCGACAGCAGCCCAACGAGCCTAGGCTTTTTTACGAACAATCGGAAAATGGGAAAAACTATGAAAACTTGGAAAAATAAAATTAACGACCCATTTCATGGAATATGCACGGTTAAAGAATGCACGACCAAGATTGCACCAATCAGTCATGGATTTGTAAATCTATACAAAGGAAATAAATGGATTGACTTTTGCGGAGTCAACTATGCTAAAAAACATATTATTAAACATAAAATGAAACCTAAGCAACGCCAAAAAGACGGTAGAAAATATATGCTTGTTGGTCGTGTTGGTATATTTGGACCAGAACTATTATGGGGCGACACTATTAACGATTTTCGTGCGTGCGATTTAAGCGATGTCAGCGATGGAAATGCATTGCTATTGGCATCTAAAGATGGTAACGTCGTTAGAATTAAATGCAATGGAGCAAAATGGTACGCATAATATGAAAATTATAAACAGCAAAGAAGAATTTAATAAGTTTTACTATTATAGTAAATCCGGTTATAAACCAAAGAAATATCCGACTGAATATCCATGCGTTTGTAAAATTGAAACCGGCGGCGGTGGATTGGCAGGGGAATATGAAGCACACTATGCTGTTTATTTTCCAAAAACAGAATCGGTAACGGACGCATTTATATCTGGATTAAATACAGAATGGGAATATATTTGCTGATATTTATACTATATGACAAAAACACAAAACTACGTTGAAAAAGCAGCAAAGCGATTGGTTATTGGTGACAAAGTGCTTAGTTCATCAGGTAAAACACTAACAGTGTCACTTATCGTGAATAAAGGAAACAAAACCATCGTCTTGTTCGACGGCGATATGGAGGTCGATGTTGATCCATACCTTCAAGTCAAAGTTCTTACATAAAGTGTAAGAAAAGTCTTGACTTTTTATAAAAAGCACACCATAGTTATAGGTGTATAAAGGATGTTATAAAAATGAATGTTATCAATCAACCAGTATTATCTCTAAATGCAAATTGGATGGCTCTTGGAACCAAGACTGTCAAAGATGCTCTAATCTCTATGCTTGGCGGAGACAGCGGCAATAATCCGCCAGCCGTTGCCATCGACATGGACTTTGCCGTTGGTGCCGATGGCAATGTTGATTGGGACAATCCAACAAGCACAATTCCGGTTGGTTGGGATGTGTGGAAAACATTGCCTGTGCGTGATTATGATCTGGCAATTCACACTGCCAATATGGTCATTCGTGCTCCACGGGTCATTATTCAGCCCAACTATGGCAAAATGCCTATGGTTGAGCCTCGTCCTACAAAAGAAGCCATTCGCAAGCGTGATGGTGGCATAGACCAATACACAGGAAAAGTTCTGTCTTGGAAAGATGGCAACATTGACCATGTTATTCCACGTGCTCAAGGTGGCAAAAACACGTTTGAAAACATGGTGTGGTGTCATAAAGATATCAACAGTAAAAAGGCTGATAAAACACCCGAGCAGGCTGGTCTAAAGCTTATTCGCAAGCCATATGCACCAAAGTCAATTCCTGTCAGCGCAACAATAAATATTGCACATCATCCAAGTTGGGTTTATTTCATGGACAATGTAACAGAGGTTCGAGAGCCGAAGTTAAGCATTTAAGTAGAATAACATTGACAACCACGAAGTGTCGCAATATGATTGCGACACTTCTTATTATATGAATAGCAATATAAAATACTACATATCTGGCGCGTTGCTGGGATTTACAATCTTTGCGGCAATACAACTGCCAAGCGTCTGGTTAGCTGATATAATCCTACTCGATATTTTGGCAGCACTTTTTTATCTATATTTACAACTAAAACGGAGAATATCCGAAGAGTTTGAGAAATATAACATCAAGTTTGTAGAGTCGGGAAATGCAATCACAGACACGTTGAAGGTTGCGTTCGACAATATAAAAAAAACAAGTACTGAACAACAAAAATTAAATGCAAAACTTAGGGAATATAATTCAAAATTACATCGGGTCGAGCAACACCAGCATAGACTGGCTAGTATCGGAATCAAAAAAGGAATTGACGCCCGAGATAAATTGTCTGAAGAGACGAGAACTTCTCGCCCGGACGAAGTTCAATCACAGAGACGTGGTCGAACTGAGTGACCAATTAAAATCTCTTACAAAGCTTTGTAAAAAACTAAACATAAACATTGATAATTTATACGTAAATGAAAACAAACTCGGATAGTCCAACAATGGTAGAATTTGGAAAGCTTGATGCCGGAAATAAATTCTTTTTGTCCAACCCAATTGGACTCGAAGACCGTGCATCTTATATAAAAATGACAAGTCAAAAAGACAAGGATGGTAGGTGGTCAAACGCCAAGAACCCATTTGGTATAGTAATATTCGTGCAATATGACAAACGCGTGTGGGTAAAATGAAAATTGTAATAAGCAAATGTTATGGTGGATTTAGTCTTTCACCCAAAGCAGTCAAATGGCTCGCAGACAAACGTGGACAACAGTGCCACTTTTTTCAGTCCAAGTATGTCGATGGAAAGCATGCGTATGTTCCATTTGATGGCGAATTCCCAGAGGGTTTGTTCTGGGTTGCTTTTAGTACAGACAATCCAACAAATGAAAATTATAGCAAATATCGTTTGGACAATCACCCACGTGACCGAGCCGACCCATTACTTGTCCAAGTTGTTGAAGAGTTGGGCGAAGAAGCAAATGGTTCTGCCGCAGAACTAAAGGTTGTTGACATACCAGATGGTATTGAATATACAATTGAAGAATATGATGGCATGGAAACTATCCACGAAGCCCATCGCGTGTGGGGAGATTGATCGGTTCAGATTTGGGAATTTTGTGATTGTGCCTGTATTTTGTATGGCAAGAAGACCCGCAAAACAAAAACTTCCCGCCTTTATTCCAAGACTTCAATACAGTTTTTTCTTTCCCACAACAAATACATTTATAAGTTAGATACGCTGTTTCTTTTTTGTATTGATTGAAACATTGTCGGTCACAAAAATGATCTTCATTTGGTCCTTTATACCTATTCTTTTCTATATTTTTTGTTTTTCCACACATTTTACACTGAATATCTATTCTTGCGTTTTTTTGTTTTAGTTTTATTCCACATGGTTTGGAACAGCATTTTTGAGTTTTTACTTTATTATGAGATGATGGAATAGTAAATGTTTTCCCGCATATTACACAATCAGATGTATAGTATTCTGTTGTTGATTCAACCGATTTTCTATAACAAGAAAAACTACAAAACTTTGTTTTTTCTTTATTATGTCTGCTTTCTGTAACGTTGAATAGTTTTCCACAATAATCACAAGTTGAATGAACCCGCTTGAATAGTTTTTTGCGAAGCCATCCATAAAGTTTGTTATTCCTTTTTTGACCCCCATTCGCCGTACACATCATATTGGCAGCAAACAAGATATTGCGATTGTCTGGATATATTTTTACCAAAAGTTGATGGCATACATAATGTTCTTCGGGTGTGAGTGATACTATGTTTTCACCTTCATCATTTCCTCCCAAACATTTCGGTATTATATGATGCTGTTCATACAAATCTTCGTTTGGACTTCTCGACTTTGCTCTTTCAACTATTCGGTGATATATTTCGGGGTAGTTCATTTTTTGTTTTTTAGTTCATAGTATTTTTGTAACTTTTTCTTTTTTATCTCTTCCTTGTGGAGTTGATAATATTTGTTGGCGCGAACACGACTTTCTTCAAGAACTTGTTCGTAGGTTTTGTTATGTGATTTTCTTCCCATGTGAATAAATATAAAATAAAAAAAGAAAAACGCAGGAAAATGCTATTTATAACAAACATCTTGTTGACATATATCCGCACTATTGTATAGTTGGTAAATAATATGGCAAAAATAAAAAATGAAGTTGACAAAAAACCAAAGACTAAAAGTTTATTTGATCACCTCAATGAAATCCGTGTGGGAAAAAATCCTAAATACTTTGAAACTCTGTCTGAAACGGATAAAAAGACTTGGAGTAATTATATGGTATGCAGATTTTTAAGCATGCAACCATTGCTGGTAGAAACGATAAATGATATGCAATCATACCAAGATAAGTTAGAGCCTAAAGATTTCTATCGACTGTGTTCGGAGACAGTGCCGCGAGGCCGGGGATATTATCCATATATAAAAAACACAGCGGAAAAATATAATAAATCTTTGCTGTCATTGCTTTGTATACATTTTAAAGAATGTGAGAGAAATGTGTTGCAGTATATTGGACTCCTGACCCAAGAGGATTTGCGGGCGATAGTAAAATTGTACGGATATTCAGACAAACAAGCAGATGAGTTAATTATAACTTGACGTTATTCGTGTGCTCTGTACCATTTGATATATGAGTAATAAACGTGTAATTGGGATAGGAGGCGTGGCAAGGGCTGGAAAAGACACCTTCGCCTCTATATTAACCAATCAATTGAAGGCGGCGGGAAAAACGGTAGATAGGTTTGCGTTTGCGGACGCATTGAAAGAGGACTGTGAGGCGTTTTGTGTAGAGAAACTCGGAGTGACCGCGTTCACGCAAATACCAGAGGAAAAGATTTTAATTCGGCCATTGCTTGTTTGGTATGGCGATGCAAAAAGAAAGCAGACCAATGGAAGATATTGGGTAGATATTATAGATAAACAAGTGAAAGCGTCAACCGCCGATTTTTGTATTGTTACCGACGTTCGTTATGACTTCTACGAGCGTGATGAAATCAATTGGGTCAAACAAGAGTGTCATGGTCTTGTGGTGCACGTGAGTCGGTGGAGCAGGCCGAGCATTCTAAATGCAATCGGGGATAGAACTTTGAGATACTATGTGCAACCAGCCAATGACCACGAAAAAGAGAATAACCCAAAGGTAAAAGCCAAAGCTGATCGCGTCGTTGAATGGGAAAACGTAGACGGTTTAACTATGGAACAACTGACATTTGCTCCGTCCCTAGTAGCCCACGTAGACGAGTTTATATTTAAATCCCGACTGGTTTAATCTTCGTCGGAATCTTCGTCGGAATCTTCTCCGTTGTCAAATTCCTCATTCAATTTTAAGAAATCTTGTTGTGTTAATTTTAAGTTGTGTATAATAGCGGTAATTAACATAGCAAGTTGACGGGTATCAAACTTTTGCGATTTAATACTTTGACAAAATTTTTCGGATATTCCGATAATTTTTTTGTCAAGTTTTGCTCCACCCGACGGGTATATTATACCGGGGATAGGATTATTCGCATCGTGCATATCAGACAACTTATCCAGTTCCTCTTTGAGTAACTGATTATATTCGTCCTCACTCGCCGCGACTGTCTTTATTAATTTTTTCAACTCGTCTATATCATTTTTCTTGACAATCTTAGCAACAGAGAAATTTTTTAGTATCCCGGATTGCTGCAAAACGTGGGTGTAAGTTTGATTTGACATTATTATACTGTATTTAAGATAAATATAAACGTATTTCGTTTGACACCAAAGATTATCGGTATATTGTGATTGAATATGGCAACAGAAGAATTCCTCGTAGAAGACGCTGCAACTCCACCCGAACCTACAAAAGTAGTCGCGGAGAAGAAGCAAAAACATGTCAGTTTTAGCCAGTATGCTAAATGGTTGAAATGTCCCCAAGATTGGAAGTTGTCGTACATCGACAAACTTTCTCCGTACGACTCAACCATACACACAGTATTTGGAACTGCCATTCATGGTGCGATTCAAGCGTATCTTAAGATTCTATATACTGTGGGAGCGCCGGAGGCGGATGAATTTGATACAATTGGAGAGTTTAAGAAGGGATACAAGAAAGAACTACTGCAATTGAAGATTGCCACACCGGAACAAGAGAAGCTATCCGAAGAAGAATTGAAATCGCTGAAATTAGTGACTGAGGCAACCATATCAGAATTTGAATCGGACGGAAAAACGATACTCAATCACATGCTCGACTATTCCACCAGAACAAAACATTTCCCGTCCAAGCGATACGAACTGGTAGGCATTGAGCTTCCGTTGGAAATCCCACTGAGAAAATCAACTCTGTTATATAAAGGATTCTTGGATATTGTGCTCAAGGATAAACAGACCAACAAAATATTGATATTGGACTTTAAGACCTCAACCAATGGATGGAATAAGTACCAGAAGGTTGACCGAACCAAGATTGACCAGCTATTGCTGTATAAACGGTTTTACAGCCAAACGTTCAAAGTTGCGATGGACGAGATAGAAGTTGAATTCTTTGTGCTTAAACGCAAGCTGATGGAGGATGTGACGTTCCCACAACAACGCATTCAACGTATATCTCCACCGGACGGAAAAAAGAGCATGGCCGAAGTTGAGGCATCGTTTTTAGATTTTATAAAAAGTGGATTTGACGACCAAGGAAATTATAACAAAGACGGGGCGTTTCCTAAAACTCCCGGCAAAGCAAAAAAGAATTGTAAATATTGCTTTTTCAAGACCCACAAGAATGAAAAGGGAGAATTGTATTGTAACGGAAAGGAAGGCTGACATGACCATCAATTACGGTATCATTGCATATACATTAAAGGGCGAAAAAGAATCACCCACGCTATCAATTCTGCATTTTTGCGGATATGCGGAACCTCCCACACAAGCAGACATTGAATCGTTGTCCAAAGAATTAAACACCGACCCCGAATTTGGATTGGTAGGAAAGATTGGAACCGAGACATTTTTGATGGAAGCAACTCCCGATATTATAAAAAAGTTTAAAGAATTGCCGCCAGTTTGATTTTTATATATATGGAAAATCTAATTTCATATATATGTATATAGGAAATATCATACTATGAAATTAAAATCAAATCACGAAACTAGCTTCACTTCCGTCCATGTGTTCAAGGACAAATATACCCTATTCAAAGAATCTGGTGTAAGTAGCGGAATGACGCTCCAAAAATTGGTCAATCGTTGCGTATATCTTTATATCAACGACCCCGAATTCAAAAAGAAGGTAGACGGAGAATCTGCATTACAAAGCAGTGGATCAGCATTTTAATTATAAGTTGACAAACGCAAAAATTAAAGCATAATACGAAAATTATATGGTAAAAGATTATATTCCACAAAAAGATAGAAAAAAAATAATACTATTATGCGACGATTTGCGTATGCATTCTGGTATTGCCACAATGGCTAGAGAATTTGTCACTGGTCTTGCTCATAAATATAATTGGGTACAATTGGCCGGAAGCGTTCAGCACCCAGACAAAGGTAAGATTTTTAATCTCGATGCCGCCACAAATGCAACCACCGGATTAACGGACTCTTATGTGCGACTATACCCTATTGATGGGTACGGCAACTCAGACGTATTAAATGAAGTTATAAAACTAGAAAACCCCGATGCTCTCCTACATTTTACAGACCCTAGATTCTGGATTTGGTTATATCAAATCGAGCGTGAGTTGCGTCAAAAGCTACCTATTGGCTTTTATAGTATATGGGACGACCTACCATATCCTATGTATAATAGACCTTATTATGAGAGTTGCGATTGGATAGGTTGTATCAGTAAGCAGACCGAGAATATCGTAAAGGGAGTTCTTGGCTCCAATCTAAACAAACCGACCACGGTGACTTATGTTCCACATGGAATGAACACGAAAATGTTCAGACCGCTCGTCACAGAGGCGGAGCTAAAGGAGCTTGATATAGTTAAGAAGCAAATTCTAAAGAAAGAATATAGCTACGTTATTTTCTATAATAATAGAAACATTCGTCGCAAGCAAACTTCCACGATAATGTTGGCCTATCGCAATTTCTGCGATAACCTATCAAAAGAAGAAGCGGCCAAATGTGTGTTGCTCATGCATACACACCCGATAGATGAAGCTGGTACCGATCTGCTAGCAGTGAAGGAAGCATTTTGTAAAGAATATGACGTAGTATTTAGCACGGATAAGATTGCCCCGGAGCGGTTGAATCAATATTATAATATCGCAGACGTAACGGTAAATCTCTCCGACAATGAAGGATTTGGAATAGCCACAGCAGAAAGTCTTGCGGCTGGCACGCCGATTATAGTTTCTGTAACCGGGGGTTTGCAAGATCAATGCGGGTTTACAGACG